TACTATCAGATCTCTTTCTGTACCATGTATCATTTATCCCTAATAGTCCTTCCAGTACTGAGGCATTGGCTTTCAACGCCTCACTTAATTCCATCTTTTCCATAATATTTTTTATTTACCAGTTTCCAAATTGTTTTTCTTATAATCCTGCCATGAGTCGGCGAGCTGCCCCACCGAAGCGGAAGTGTAGAGGTCAAGTATATGAATCTCGTCATCGGCAAGCTCCACAAGCTCGTTCCGATAGATCTTCTCCGCAAGCACGTGCGCCGGAAGACCGGGCACGTTCCTGTAAATGCCGTCAGCAATATCCTTACGGATATCCGCTATCACCATATCCTGTCTGTCTATCCCCGTGAACAGGGGAAATTTTGTAAAATCAACTTTCATAATATTCTTAATTAAATACTGTTATCCGCAATAAAACATAACCCAATAATTGCCCATACATTTAACGAATCCGGACGCATAATCCAGATCAATGGAGGACATCTCTTTTCCTCCGGGGGCAGGCAGGATGCGCCCGCCTGTCAGTCTTACCCCGCCGCTCATACGTTTGAAGTATATGGTATGTCCCGGAACATCCGGAGGAAGTGTCACTTCTATATTACCCGTATTAATAAACATCACATTGTCATCATTGTTATTCAGGGAAGTGCTGACGGATATGTTCCTCCAGTTCCCCACTATGCCATGAAGAGACACATAACTGTCATTGTTCGGATGAAGGAAAATGTTACCCCCCTCCACGAACAGAGGAATGCTCAGGGTCTTGATGTGCATCCCGATCATGGCATTCGGACTCTGTATGTCAATTCCGGCATCATACGATATCCCTTCGATTGTGACAAATTTCGTGTTCCCTCCGATTTTTACACGTGCAAATGTCCTTTCGTTATAAAACTCTATCTGTCCGGCAGACAGGTTGAAACCGACATGGGAATCCGTCCCCTCATAAAGAGTTTTTGAGGACAACATGCCGGAATCTATGGAAAACGGACCGATACGTCCGCTATCCGCCGTGATTTTTCCGCTGATGTCCACATTGACCGCCCTGATACCGTCCGCATCAATCATGGACGCCTTGATCTTCTCGGTCAACAACAGCTTGGTGGCGATAAAAGTCCAGCTCTGTGCTACTTCCCAGTATTTTATTTTTCCCGAAGCCACATTCTGTTTGGGGGTTTCCGTCGAAACCGACGTATGCGAACGGATGCACAGGTACAGCAGGTTGTCATAAAGTACAATGTCGTAAAACTGCTGCCCTTGCTTGCCCTCCAGGTAAGACACAGACGCCCCCCATACACGCATACGCATGCGCGCTCCCTTATCTCCCTTGTCACCTTTTGGAGCAAAACTGACCTGTCCGGTTCTAGTCACCAACGGCATATCACCTCCTTATTCCTTGGTTGTGATGGTCCATGCCACGTTGCCTCCTGCCTGCTGGCACATGTCCCAAGTACACGTGCCGGAAGTGGCTGCTGTACCGGAAGTAGACGGGTTAAGGACTACTCCTGCACTGTCCATGAACACGAAATAGAAAGTCATGTCCTTGTACTTGGTGGTACTTCCACGCTTGACCAGAATGGGCTTATAGACCACCGTGTCACCACTTTCCCGGATGGTCTCGTCCTCGGGCGTGGGATTCAGGATCAAATCAAACGGATCGGACGCATCCATTACGGACTGCGTGTCCTGACCGATGAGCTTGCCGCCCTGGTACACCTCCGCCTTGAACACACCTGTCGTGTCAACCATATCGTTGGTGACGGTCAATGTCTGTGTGGTCTTTCCGCTCAGCACGCTCCACGCACCGTTGACCTGGTTGTACCACTTGTACGCCAGTCCGGTAGTGATCTCGTCACTGCCCATGCGCGCTACGGCTTTCAGAATGCAGCTCTGCCCTTTGTCCCGAAGGGTAAAATACTTGTTGTCACCGGCAATGATCGTCACATGCTTTTGGTTTCCGACCCCCTTGGTGATGGGGATGCTATAGACGAACTGGACGGTGTCGCTGGTATTCCCTATCGTCACGGTAGCTTCCCCCTTGATGGTACAAGAGGCCGCTCCGCTCGCCTTGACCAGATTCTTGACGATCTGCAATCCGTAGTAATCCGTCGTACCGGGCTGGTAAGGGATAAACTTGAAATGTCCCGTCTCACCGCCAAACGTGTTGGTGGAAACATTGCCCGAGAACTTGATCTCGACATCATTGAAATACCATTTCATGGAGGAAGGGACCACCAGCCCTTCCGCCACCCGCGAAGAGGTGAGAATGAAGGACAAGACGGGCTTGAGCGAAGCGAAATCCGGTGCGATGTTCGTCGGCGCGGACGCTTCGCCCATATACTCCTGATACAGATCTCCCTGGTTACACTGGATGGCAGGCATGTATACGCCGCCCTTTTGCGAAAATATGACCTGTCCGGTCGCGCTGGCCAAACTCATGACGCTCCTCCTTCCCCGGTCGTTCCCGTACTATCCGTGCCTTCGGAGCTTTCGGTGTTGTCCTCCCCCCAAGAGGCAGGTGTGAATACTTCGACGGGATGGTCCGTACCGTCTATCTCTTCTTTCGCTGCCTGCGGGGTCAGGCAGATGCCGCCCGCTTCCTTGGCCCTGTCAAATACCGTGTCGCCGGGGAAACGTGCCACGTCCGCCTGCCACAATAATACATTGCCATCCGCTGTCCTGTTGCGGATATCGGTCAGATGCAACCGGTCGGCAACCTCCTTCGTTACTTTAATGTAAAATGCCATAATTCTATTGTTTTTAATGTTATCCAAATTTTCTTACTACTACCGCCTTGCCCCCCTGTGTGAGCACCTTGCCGCCTTGTGTCAGCGCCACGTAAGGGCCTCTGTCCTCCACCTCCAGCTTTAACATCATGCCGTTGCTGAAAGGTATCCTGGGAGAGTATCCGTCGGCAACCTTGGCATATCCGGCATCTCCGCTCTTCTTGACGTACCAGTGGCAGTTAAACATGGCGGATGGATTCGGGATAACCCCCATGGTATCCCGAATGACGGGTCTGGGAAAGATGGCGTAAGTCCCATCCGGAACACCCGTAGGTACGCCCTCCCAGTCGGCTTCAATCTTCGGAATCCTGCGGCGTATCACCGTAGAGACTGCCGGGTCCGATATGCCCGGGGTTGATGCCGGAGTCCCGGAAGCCGCATAGGTGGCCTTGCAGACAATCGTGATGTCATCACCTATATAATTGCGGTCAATCTTATATACATTCTTGTTCAGTGATACAAACTCCCAGTCGTTGTCACCCGCTCCTGTGGTTATCGCCTCCAGCGCTCCCGTAGACAACAGACGGTACCAGAAGAACTTGCATTTGCCCGTAGCCGTCACGTCCGTGTCGCCTACCATCAGTTTAGCCGTGATGGTCTGTGCGGTGATGTCACGCACCGGGTTCCAGTCCAGCGTGGACGGGCTGTCTATCGTCAATACGGGGATCGCATCCGTGCCGTCAACCGCGCGGACAAGACGGCTCATCTGAAAAGTAAACAGCTGTCCGGTACGTGTGTCGGCATATTCCGCGTAAAACTCCAGCGTGACGGGTTTTAGGACGGTGACATTTTTTTTCATTGTGATCTGTCCCTTGCTGTCACCGGACTCCGTAATGCTGTAGCCTGTGTTTGTCGATGTGATAAGTGTGCGTGTGGTTCCGATGCGCTCGTACCACTTCATGTTGGTCAGCCTGGAGTTGACCGCCCCGATTTTAGTCACCGCTTCCGGATCGGTGGCGTTGCACCGCGGAAACAGGACCAGCGGTGTCAGCGTATAGTCCGGAGTGTATTCAGCTTTGTCAGCCTGGTAGACCTGCATGTCCGGCACGCTGCCCACCACCTCGATGTTACAACTGGTTTGTAACAGCCGGTAGTTGATTTCTATTTTTCGTTGCTTTGTTGCCATTGTATAAAACCATTTTAAAATGTTACAAAATTCTCCGCCACTTCAAACTGCTGCCCGTCACGCAATAACGCCTGTGCTTTAAACGTACACACCCGCATGTTGGTATAATTCGGTCCGAGATCATCTATCGTCAGAGGAAGATTTTTCCCGGCGCCGGCACGCTTCACCGCCCATGCGTTATCTTCTGATACATTCCCGGTATCACGCGTCCAGCTCACATCAGCGTCAAGTATATGATCTGTCACGTCACGGTTGTACAGCTTGCCGGTAATATATAACGTTGTGGAAAAAGTCTCGATATCAAAATACCACCCCTTTGTGCTGCCGATCTCTATCGTAAATTCCGGGTTCCCTTCCAGCATCGCCCATCCGGCCGCCGCATATTGCGGTTCGTCGGCTGTTCCCGTCATCAGGCACTTCCATTTGCAGCCGTAGTGCCAAACCGTGTCCGCCCGCTCCTGCGTATTAGTGTAAGGATTGTCAGAGGACGCGACTTCGGCCGACCAAAAGCCACGGTCCACCAGTTCCTGTACGGGCAGTCCCTGCCAGTCCACCCGGTAAAGTTCACCGAAGATGCCGGCACGGGCGAATATGTACGAGTGCTTATAGTTGACGGGGAGATTGTCAAACAAATCCAAATTGGGCAAACGCCCCAATATCATGTAATAGTTGTTCTGTTCCAAGACAGGCTTCGTTACTCCTTCCAGCCAGACAAGACATTTATCCGTGGTGGCGGACAAATACCAGTAGCTTTGCCTGTCCTCATTGAAGGCGTTTCCTCTTCTGGTAATGATCGTCAACTCTGTGGGAGGATAGTTTTTACCGCCCGGCACCTCACTGTCCGGGTATGACAACACCGAGATGGAGTTGGCCGGGACATTCTTGGACAGCACGCGCATCCACGAGGCGTAATACTCCCCCGTTGAAAAGAGGTTGTTTACAATCCCGTACACTATATCACCCTCCTGGAATGCGGTGAAGTCATTCTCCCAGCGCTTGCGCAATTTCAGGGTATAAGTTCCGTCGCTCTCTAAAGCCACGGACTCAATGACTCCGTTCTCGGAATATGAGGTGTCGCCTTCCTGTGCGTTCAGACGGTTATAGATGATTTCCTTGAACACTGCGGAGCCGCGTACCTCAAGACGCTCGAACTGACCGCGCCCGTCAGGATAGATACCGGCACCTTTACCGGCAATCATGGAGTCGATGAACTTGCCGAACTTCAATAAGAAATTTGTTCCGTCCGCTTGATCCTTACGAAGGAACATTACTAAGGAGCGCAATGCGGAATACACGTTACTATCCGTGGCCGGTGTAGAGTCATTCCTTCTTATCACATACACACCGCTGTCACCATCGCCCGTATAGGTCTGTCCCTTTAGGGTAAGGCTCTCAACCTTTTCCTCCAGCTCCCCGATACGGGAATAGGCGGCGGTTTCCCCGACAGTATATATAGGGGAATCATAAGCTAAATCAAGATTGAATTCAAATCCGATAACCCTTGACTGTCTTCCGTTCTCGAAATAAGCCTTGTTGATAAGGTTGACCTTTTGACCGATGCTATAGAAATTATGAACGCCATCCTCACGGTATGCGTCATTTGACATCATCGTGCAGCCATAGGTACTCGGGTCTATCTTGGATTTGGCAGCGTACTTTTCAGTCTTTTCCTTCAACTCCTGCTCGGCGGCACCCACAAGCCCCAGCTCGGTTATTTTCGTACTGTCCCAGCCGGAAAGCACATATTCATCTCCATCCTGGGGAAAGAGCACATCACCGGGAAGCGGTCTGCCATAGTCCTCATTCCTGACTATCTCCCAAAGCTGTGCCTCAGGGTTCCATCCGCCATCCTCCAATTTCTCCGGCTTTCCCTCAGGATTGAACTTCACGGCAAACTCCAAACCGTTGAGAAGCCCGGATGCGAAACGTATCCTCAGCTCCTGACCGGGGAGGATATATTTCTCGGAAAAGTTAACACCCGTGTCCCTAAAGCGGTAGGCATTCCATTTTTCCTCGGTGGTTGTGCCGTCCTCATTCTCCACCTTGTCCGTCACTTCGATAGTGGTGACATCCGACATGATGCCTGTTCTTCGAGGATAGACTTCATCGAAGATAACCACCTGCTCGACGGCTTCCTCGGTAGTCATATCAGGATAAGCGTCAATGTAAGGAGTGCCTTCGGGAAGCATCAGCCTGCGCTGCACCACGCCGTTCACCACCACCGTTTCATCAACGGGGCGGTAATTTGAAGGAATGTTCCTTGTAGAACCGAAAGCATAGATTCTCGTTGCGTAAGTCGATTGTGAATCCGAACGGGACATTTCCTCTACATTTACACCGATCTCCCAATTAACAGGATCACCGAACTCACAACGCCCGAAATGGATGATGTTTTCAGTCACCCAACATTCGCAATCCCATTTCTTCGCCATCTCAAAACAAGCGTCAAGGATGTTGATGTTGTCGTAACTCATCAACTGGGACTTGTTTTCGACTGTGGAATCAATGGAGAAAACAAAATCCTGTCCTTTGTATGTGTAACCAAGAGCTTTCAAATTTCTAAGGACTATACCGGCTTGTACGTCAAGCGGAGCGGTCAGGTTCCAGGACGCCTCCTGTCCGGTCGTCTCCGGGGTATATTTGAAGATTTTGTTTTTCCATTTCCAGTAGTAGGCGTCAAGTCTTAATTCGTAATCGTAGCCGGCGGTATTGGTGTTGAATGCGGGCTTCTGCAAGTCGCACACCTCGAACAATCCGAAGTTACATTCCACGTATGAGCCAAGTTTGAAATATATGGGATTCTCTAAGGAGAACTTTAACATGATGTAGTCCTCCTTCATCAGAGTGAACTTACGCTTGCAGCCTTCATTGATCAAAGTTGTAAGCTGGATAGCACCGGATATGTCTTTGATGTCGATTTGTTCCATGTCTTCAAAGTTCGGGGATAAAAAAAAGAGTGCCCAATTTTGAGCACTCACATACACGACAATAAAACCAATGTCGTGAATTAGCTTCTGTTTGCCGGATTTGGCTCGTTAAACTTGGCTGAAATTTTTCCGAAAGTTCGGTCTAAACTCTGTGCGTAAGTGACACTCTTGCCAGTATAAATAAGATGGTAAACCTCGCTACTATTAGCAGGAATCTGAATATCAACCACACCTTTATACAGCTCATCAAAGAAAGCTTTCTTCTTTGCTTGATAATCAGACTGAGAATTACTCTCGATAGTGAACGAAAGAGTTATTTCCCTCTCATCGACTTTAGGATTATTGATTATTACCCGTTTCCCATGTTCAAGTCGGCTTTTGTTCTCAATAAAATCCTTCATGGAAGCGGATGCCCCAATAACATCAAGAAACCCCTCTCCCATTCTCACACCCCATGTTGTATAAGCGTTTTCGCCATTAATTAATAATTCATCCATAGACTATAATTTTGCTGTATTCTTTTTAACTTCTGCTATATCTCTTTGCATCTGTTGAATAGGTTTGACGATTGCCCCTGTATTTTCTGAAATCTGTACCAATTCAAGATAAGATTGTGCTATCAAATCTCGCGTATCATCAGCGATATTCCTTGTTTCCGTATTTATGGAAAGTAGAGCATCTGCTTTTACTGTCAGTAGATTAAGTGATTGAGATTGAATAATATTCTGATTCTTTATCTCTTCTCCTGCAATCTGCAATGCTGTAAACCGCCCGTTCAACTCTTCGCCGGTATCTTGAGACATGGTTTGGAAACCTTTGCTGCTTGCAGACTGGGAAGCTGCTTCCTGTGAAATCTTGTCATATCCGGTTGCTGCGGCAAGCTCGTCACGGAGCTTCATGGCTTCGTCCACATAACCCATGTATTCATCCATCAGCTCCTTACGCTCATTATTATCAAGCGTACCATCATCCTTCATGGCTTCACCGAATTTATCATACCATGTCCTCAGTTTGTCACTAAACTGTTCACCGATGGCATTTGACAGCATCGCCTGCATGAAATATTTGGATATGTCATCAGCAAAATTCTCCGCACTCTTCTCCATATCCATCAGACTGCTTATAAAACTGTCATACATGGAATCGAATGACATTCCGATCAGGCCCTCATAAAGACTGTCGGTCAGTTCTTCCAGTTTTCCTGCCTGCTCTATATAATCATCCAGCTTGTCGGTAACACGCTCACCGTAACCTCCCTTACCGGAAGATTCCATGATATCCCATAACCATACGTCCGACCGTAGAGCCTTCATCTGTTCGGGGGTCAGATTCCACAAGGAATCGGTGCCGGAGAAATCCTGCATGCCGGTAGCTTTTCTTGCGTGTTCCAGCATTTCATCCGTCCATTTCAGATAATGCTGCCAGCTGCCGTGGCTCTTATGATATCCGGCTTGCTCCTTTGCTATTTGCAGATAGTTTTTATTGACTTCCTCCTGATACTTTACAGCTTCCCTGTAAGATTCAACCGATTTCATTCCCTTGCTTGCCTTCATCTCGTCAGTCAGATCCTCGATGGCCGTTTGCAAAGTTTCATTCCTGTCCGTCAGCCTGTCTATCGTTTCCTGTACTTCCTTGGCGTTTCCACCTATTCCAAACAGGGAGTTGAAGCCTCCGAATGAGATTGCGTTCAGGATGTTTCCTATGCCGTTCCTCAATGACTTGCCGATTGTGACAAACAAATCCCCTGACAAGACATCACCGATAATTCCACTGACAGCGTTCAGAACAGCATCAAGCAGACCACCGACAAGATCACTTAATCCGTCTTTGAGTACGTCAATGATGGACAGAATCCATCCGACAATGGGGACCTCCTTAAGAGATTCTGACGTTTTTCCTATGACATCCTTGAATCCGTTCACGGTTTTGATAATTCCGCTATATGCGTTATACAATCCACCGGATGAAATCTGCTGCAAGCCTCCCAACAAATTTTCCATGCTTGCTTTCAGTATGGTGGCAGTATCAGTCACATTACGCTGGGCCTGATTGGCGATATCAGTCTGTGTCTTCACATTGGCGGATGCAATGTCAGCATTCTGCCGTGCTGTTTCAAGAGCGTTTGCTGCGGCTTGTTTCTCACTTTCCGTTCCGCCCTTCTGCGCTTTGGTGTAATCATCCTGTGATTTCTTTAGTCTTTCCAAAGCAGCTGTTTCAATCCCTATGGCACTGATACGATTCTGTTCTGCTATTTGATAGGCTTTTACATCCTCTCCAAGTTTCTTGAAGTTGACTCCACTTGTACCACCCAAAGACTTTTCCATCTGGCTGATGGCGTCAATCAATGATTTCTGGCTTGCCTGATCGGAGTTCTTGAACTTGTCAGTCCGTACATATTTTTTCGCTTCGTCCAAGGCGGGCTTTATCATGTCGGAAAACATGGAACCAAACTCACCGAACACAGTAACCCAATCTATATTGGCTTTTATGGCTTCTGTTTCCTTGTTCTGTATGGCAACATCACGTTGTTTCTCCAGTAACTTTACTTGTGCACTATTAACACCGTTTTCTTCCTGTGCTTTCCTTATTTTTTCCGCATACTCTTGGGCGATAGCCAATTTCTGCTGCTGGAACGTGCCATATTCTTTCAAGTAGTCGTTCAAAGCCTGTTGTTCGGCTTTCAGCTGTCCTTCAGTTACATCGGAAATATCTTTATCTCTCATACTTTCGGCATTGGTATAAGCTTCTGAAATTTTCTGTGCCTGCTTGTCGGTCAGCTTACCGTTACCGGCTTTGCTCCATTCTTCCTCCTGTTTTCTTATCGCATCAATCTGTTTCTGATAATCAAGGTCAATCTGTTTCAACTTCTTTTCCGTGCCTTCTCTCATCAGGTTGATTTCATCCTGTTGGTTCTGACGGTGAAGTGAAAGAAGTTGCCCGTCCAGCTTTTCCTGATTTTCTTTTTGCTTTTTTGCTAGATTTTCCTGCTTGGTTAAAGAACTACCAGTGATACCACCTAAATTTTTATAGGATTTTTCAGTTGTTTCTACCCGTTTCTTAGCCTCTTCATACTGCTTTGAGGTAAACTTGGATTTGTCCTTTTCTATTCCAGAGAGTTTCTTTTTGGCATCTTCCCACTCTTTCTTGGCTTTATCGTAGTCTTGTTTGTAAGTAGTTTTGTTTTTCTCTGAATCAATACGGGTTTGCTTGGCAGATTTTGCAGTATCTATGAGTGTTTTTATGTCTTTGACATTATAGATTGCTTCATCTGACAAAGTTCCCTCTACATCAATAGGCAAACGGAGTTTGATGGTTCCATTATCACCCTTTCCTTTGATTCTCCTTTCAAGTTCGGAAATATATCGGTCAAATTCCTTTACATCAACATTGTTCAAATTGGATATGAATTGCTCTGAAATGCCTTTCCCCTTGTCTTGTAACATAACGTCACGCATAGCACGCAATTCTTTCATCTTCTTCACATATCCATCAACACCTTGCTGCCCGGAAAGAGATTTCAGTAAATTTTCGTAATATTTGATTTCAGATTCAATATTAGAAAATTCTTTGGCTTGTTTTTCTCCGGCACGTTTTGCATCTTCCTCTGCAATCTGCTGCTTTAATTTGAGTATATCAGCAAGTTTAATGGTTTCAATGTCGTATTGAGCGAATATCTTTGGGTATTCTTTTCTCAACTCCGCCAAGCTCTGTCCTCTTTGTAAATCAGACAAAGCCATGTCACGGGAACTCTTTACAAGGAAATCAATTTTCTGCTTGTGTTCTTCCTCTTGTTTTTTAGCTTCTTCTTGCTGTTCGTTAAACCTTCTCTGTGCTTTTTCGGCTTCGGTTGCGGAATCATGGAAAGTCCACATGGCCGCACCAAGCCCTACAACGGCAGTCGCCAGCAAAACATAAGGACTGGTAAGCATTGCCGCATTGAGAGCCATTTGTGCTTTCCGTGCCAGTACACGGGCATTGGTAAGGGCTATCTCGGCTATCGTGTGTTTGCTCGTTGCGATAGTAGTAAGCATTACAGCAGTACGATATGCGCCATAAGTAACTACTAATCCAGCAAGTATCTTGCCGACTGTTTCGTAGTTTTCAATCAAAGAAGCAGTCATCTGAATGCCGTCCATAATTACACCTTCCGATTTCTCACCTAACTCGTTGAGAACACTATCCATCGCATCCTGCATCATAGAAAGCTGACCGTTTATCTCTTTTGAAGCGTTTTCGGACATCTGATAGAATCGACCACCAGCGGAAGTAGCATCTATAAATGCCTGCTGAACCATTTCTGCGGAAATAGCCCCCTTAGACATCTCATCTTTGAGGGTAGCGATAGACTTACCGGTCTTTTCAGACATGATTTGCAGAGGATTAAATCCTGCATTAATCATCTGATTGAGGTCTTGACCCATAAGTTTACCGGCAGCGGACATCTGAGAGAATGCCAAAGTCATAGAATTAAACTTTTGTGTGTTCCCCATAGAAACATCGCCAATAGCTTGTAGATAACGGGGAACTTTCTCAGCTTCAATGTTGAAACCAAGCATCATCTGCGTGGCTGCTGTTACATCAGAAAATTCAAGCGGAGAAATTTTAGCGAACTCACGAACTTGTGACATGAGGGCATTGGCTTTCTCTTTGTTTCCCAATAAAGTTTCAATAGCAGTGTCAGCAGCCTGGAACTCGCCACGTACACGAATCATTTCAGCACCTAATGCTTTCAGTACTCCAGTACCACCAATAACCGCCAAGGCTTTCTTCCAAGAAATAGCGATACCGTTGTTACTCTCTACGATTTCCTTAGCATTATCATTGTAAAGGGCGTATTCATCCCGAAGTTTCTTTACGGAAAGACGCGCTTCGGCTTGTTGTTGGGTTAATCCAAATAAAGCTGCCTTTTCTTCATCAAGAGCTTTGCGGGCAGCATTGTATTCTTCTAACTTGCTATTTGCTGATAACGGATTCCTTTTCAATGCTATACGATAAGCATCCCCAAGTCGTTTTACATCCGCTTCAATATCCTTAACTACCGCTTTTTGAGCAAGAATCTTCTCTGTGAATCCATTCACGGCCTGGGAAGCATCGAAGATTTTCCTTTTGAATCCCGTTTCCATCTCCGCTCCAGCTTTGGCTGCATTAGTCACCAACTCATCCAATCTTTGGTTGGATGCAGCAAGTTGGGCATTCAAAGCCTTGAAAGCAGCAGGAGTCTGCGTGCCATCCATGCTCATTAACTCCTGCTTTAATTTTGCAATTTCATTACGAAGTCTTACAACTTCTTCCCAGTCACTACCTATCTTAAAATATAATTTTGACATATCTATTTCTTTTTCCTACGATTAGCCAATTCCTTACCACTGATTCTATTCACCTTCTGACCACCATATACTGCGCGTAATTTATCCCGTTGCATCATCAGCAGATTCCGATAAGGGATAATCTCAAACACTTCTGTATAACTCAGATGCAGCGTGTCAATCAAATGGGCTATCTGCCCGAAGAACGTTGTGTTTCCTACTGTTTCGGTCTTGCTGCCAGCATCGACACGTTCCTCATCGAGCTGACACACTGAAAAGCCGAAATATCCATCATAGAGAAACAGACTTCCAAGGCATCTTTGACTTCTTCAAAAGTGCCGTTCTCCAATTCTTTGACCAAACTATCATTCCCGCAGATAAAGCATGAAATACCTTTCAGCATATCTTCAGTAGCTTCAGGAAGCTCTTTAATAGCTTCCATGACATTATCTCCAGTCATGCCGATATTGGAAAAATGATGAATGGCACGACAGATAATTTTAATTGTAGGAGGTTTAATGGTATAAACCATCCCTCCTATCTCCACATTCATGAAATCCAGCCCTAACAAAGCATCAGAAACCGTTTTTGCTGCTTGATTCATATTCTTAAACTAAAAGGGGGAATGGTATATATCCATCCCCCGGTTATCACTCTTGTGCTTTTACCAATGTTATCTCTTTTTTAAGAGTGGTATCAACTTCAGAAGGAGTGGTTTTAATATCTCCTGACTGAGTGACGTACCCCACTTTCGACACTTCATAGTGAACGGTAGCCCCAGCATTCACCTGCTTTGACTTGACCGTTGCACCGTCCAGCTTTACGGTCGCATCGGAAGGAGTAGGTACAATGGTTACTGTAGTTCATGCCTGCAAAGCTTTAATCTGCCCTTCTTCATAGTTATACTCAGAAGAAACACCTTCGATTCCCGGTTCCTGCACCAAGCCTTTTACAGCGATTGCAATTGCCTTATCCGTATTGGCTTCACGGGAAACAATACGGCATTTTGGGAAGATGAACCAGACATCATCATCGGTCAGACAGAACAATGCTTTGTTGATAATAACTTTATCCAAAGCACGCTTCCAACCTACATCTTTAGATGTTGCCTGAATAACATCGCCACCCATGAACGCTTTCTTGGTCTTCCAGTCATATTGTCCGATAGAGAAAGCGGGCGATACTTCTCCCGGCACATCATCGTAACGGTAATTCTTTCCCGTTAATTGGTTCTTGTACCCGGTGACAGAGGCTTCCGTTTCCTCAATCTGCCACGTTTCCCCGTGTACATTCAAAACCTCATCTTTCGCTTTGATAGCGGCTTGAATCAAAGTCTTTGCGATTTCGGGGGTAATGTCTGCCGTTACCTTATCAATGTCGGCAAACAAGATTCTTTTTATTCCTACTGCTGAAATCATAATCTTATAGTTTTACATTTATTACTTCAAATAAAATTCTCACATTCACGTAATGGCATTTCAAAGCTGTATCCGCTTCCGTGCCAATTGATTCGATAGAATAACGATAGGTTGTACCGTCATAGGTGCTTACTACATCATCAAGCAGCTTGCCAGCCTTTCTTTCGAGTTCGTTAAGCCGGATTGTGTTCGCTTCATTCTCGCTTAAATTGGGTACACATAGATTCACTTCTGCGAAAGATTTCTTCCAATACTTTCCCGGCTGTTGTTTCTTCGTGTGGATGACAATCCTTTCGGACTTCAATTCACCCGTCAGCGTTTTACCATCAGGCACTAGATCTATTCCGAAAGCCTTGCAGTCCCGGTAGAGGATGTTTCCTATGTCGGTAGTTACTATCATTCCACAATCTCCCAATCTTCTGCAAATACATCACTGATAGACGGAACCCATGAATCAGCGCGTCCGGTATTCTCATTGTAAATAAGACACTGGCTTGTGTAGTCAATAAAGCCCTTGCCTTTCAGAATAAGGTCTTTTGCTGATTGCGGAATAGATTGCATCTTGGGGATAATATCACTATCAATATGTGCTGGGACCTGTTTGAACACCATTAATCCTTTTCCGTTCCAACCGCTTCTACGAATTGGAAAACCTGCTTTGAGAGCCATAATAGCCATACCAAAATTCATCTTTATTACTTTTGCACCATCAGAACCTTGCATACGCTGTATGCGAGTATCAAGAAGCCGTATATAGTCGAACATTGTACAACACTGCATTTCCAGTAAACACTTGTTGTACATATCATTAACGACTTCATCCATTTTCCCTGAATCTATGAAAGCGGCTAACTTTACATATCTTCCATTGACTTCTTCGGCTTCTATCTGCATACGGTCAAGTGATGTATCGGCGAGTTTATACGCCTCCTCAAACGGTTCCGCTGGCGACCAACTCTCGTACCCGTCAGCATATTTAACGTGATAACCCATGCGCTTTGCATACTCTGCATCAGGCACTCTGCCAACTTGTAATAAACCTCTTTCATAAGCCTCGCCCATTGTCATAGGTTCTGCTTCAATCTGTTTTGTTCCAATGTACTTTTTCATTTTTCAAATTCTTCTTTTAATCGTTTCTCCGCAAATAAAGCAGCACTACTCAAAACATCATACCCTTTAGATTCTACGAATGATGCGTATTCCGCTTCGTTTTTCAATGTCAAACCGTCTTTATTGACATCGTAATCATTGGACGTTCTCAAAGTGAGTGTATGGTCTTGATAATCCCCATGTTCCTCTGCGTACTTCACGGCTTCATCGCCTACATCAATCATCTTCTTTTCGACCTCCCATTCTCCTTCATCGAAAAAGGAGTCGACATCTGAGAAATCGAAATCTACATCCATAATTCCGAGTAGTTAAAGTAGTTTGTACTCTTCACTGTATAAACTTCGCCTTGACCTCTTACGCTATCACCATCCATGCAACGTACTTCATCACCAGCCTTGACAGTAATTCTCTTCTCGCATACCACATGATAATTCGGACGATACACAGAGCCGTTATCAGATGAAAACTCTTTGGTAGTGTTATCATCACAACGGCATTTGCACACCTCCTGCCAGCTTTCACCACCTGTTCCGGGAATAGGTCTGCCAAACTCATCCTTATCCATTGGGGTGATAACTTTTACCTGCAATATGTGTGGAGCGAATATCATAAGAAAGTCACTTTAGGTTTGTTACCCAGTTCGTCTTTCAAACCGTACTGTTTACACAGCCATGAGTACAATTTCATTAGGCTATCAACATGATTAGACCAAGACACAGAAAATCCGCTTTCGCTGACCGAAGATGGATTTTGTATCATCCACGGAATTTGCTTGGCACAAGCGACCTCTAATCTTGCCCTATTTTCCTCGGCAAAAGGTTCTTCGCCATCCAATCCCGTTCTTGAAAGTATATTTTCAACTACAAGATTAGACGGGGGATTCTTATCAAATACGCTTAATACAAACTCCTTGTTACTCATGACTGTTATCAATCAATATGGTGTAATCAGTTTACTATATGCGGTATAGCTATAATGCGTGCAATACTTTGATTTATAGATGTATCTGAACGGGCATTTGGGAACATTAATTCGTATCCCTTGAATAGCCGTTTCCTCTTTCATCGAACACATCATAGCCGGGTTATTTGCAACCAAAAACACGGGATGCGTCATGGTCAGTACAACACAATCAGCCGGAGCCGTTTCCAAAGTGATAGACTGAATATCCGGCAAACCGGCATTAACCGATGGATTCACATATTCACACTTGGGAGATTCCACACTTGATGCCTGCACGCTCAACGAAACCAAAGACATCATCAAAAAACCACACATGGCAAAAATAAAATTCTTCATTTCTTTTCTGATTTATAAAATTAGACAATGGAAGGGTAGAAGCACTACCCTATCCTTTTACTCGATACCTAATGCTTCTTTCAGTTTGGCTGTTGATTCTTCATCCAGTTCTGAAACCTTAGACAAAAGAGTTTCCTCTTTCATATTGCCGGAAGCCTGCGCACCGATAGATTTCAAAGCATCAATCAAAGTCTTCTTCTCAAACTCCTTTTCAAAGAGGGAGATTTTCACCTCTTTCTTTTCTTCAGGGGCTTTCACTTCGGGATTTTTTTCCTCAATCCGTTCAGCAAGTCTGCGGCTTTCCATATCCAGCACACGGGCTTCCTCACCGACTTCAATCACTTCACCGGGAGTATAATACTTTCCGGTGAACTTGTCGCGGAAAACTGATATAACCTTTACTTTCATATCCTACCCCCTTATGCTGATTGGATGGATGCAATTTCGCTCAAATCGAAATTGGTTATCAAATCTGGATTGGAAATCTGCGGAATCCACTCTGCCGTATATTCCATGTAGCGACCGTTTTTGTCACGGTAGTTGGAGATAAGCATCTGCCCCTCTGACGGGATATAAGTACGTCCTTGTACCGGGTCTGTCGCTTCATACGGGGTATGATGGCGCATATAACCAATGTTGTCAGAAGGCAACAGAGTAATACGGTTATCCGCGTAAATCTGCACGTTTTTTCCCGTCTGGTCTTTCACATAGTCCTCCTTGATTTCGATGCGAGGCAGACCGATGCCGGTGAACACTTCGGAAGCCAAAGAAGAGGAAACCAATCCCGTACTCAACTTCATTTCGTTGCTGCCGAGAATCATCTTGTACTGCTCACCAAATTCAGATGAACCAAGAATAAGCTTGTTGAAAGATGCACGGGTCATTATCATCTTGGCATAAACGCCATAGTCCGGTGCCAAGGAATGAAGTTTCTCTCTCAAATAAGAGATAAACATATTCTTTCCGTCCACAACCACATCTCCACTTTTCGGCTTGATAAAATTGAACGGAAGGGTAATCTCCAGCAGTTTATTATTGGTCTGACCGGAAGTGATTGCAGCGTCTTTGTTGTAAACGGTGGCTTCACCAAGCATCAACAGCGCACCGACAATAATATCCATACGCTTGTGGGCAGCAAGGGTAATCTGACGGTAGTCGTCTGCCAGGAAGTTTACAATCTCTTCCATTGCAGCCTTTTGGTCGGCTGGCTTAGCTGCATTGAACTTGTCAATCAAATCCTGCAATTCGGAAAGACGGTCAATAGACATCTGATAAGCATCACCCAAATAGGCAATCTCACCATATCCTGAACCGATATTCCTGCGTTCACGAATGGGTTTCTCTCCAAAACGTGAATTGATAGAGCCGGCCATAACTCCGGTTACAGAACCGATATAATCCTTGAACACACGAGTAGTCACTCTGCGGAAAGTAAGATACTGCTGCCAATAGATTGTGTCCTTGCGTGTCTGGTTCACACGTCTGATGATAGCGGAAATAATGTTCGCATCATCGAATAATGTTTGAATCGTTAAAAACATATCCTACCTCCTTACTCGTTAAATTCAAACCATCCCTTCATGTTGGCTTTATCGTTCTCGGAGAACGGCATAACCAATTTTGAGGGTTCAATTTCTGCGGCTGTACGAAGCAATGAAACCAATGTGATTCCGTCCTCAACCTTTGTACGGTTAAACAGAGCCGAATTAGCCACATGCTTTTGCTTTAAACCATCAACTGCAACCGCATTGAATAATACGGCATCTTTGGCGATATTCTCACCAAAAGCAGCCTTGATAGTCAATACATCGTAGTTGGCATTAGACTTATCAATTGCCGTTACTTCTGCACCTTTCTTGCCGTTTCCGACAAACATACCCACATAAGCCAAAGAGTTCTTGGCTACTTTGATAGACAAAGCCTCTCCACCAGTGGTATAGGCTTCCGCAACTCTCACATTGATTACCGCATAAGCGAACTTGTTTTTCAAGTCCGCACAAATCGGTGTAAATCCGGGAAGAAAACTTCCCACTACCAGGTTCTGCGTATCAAGTTTGAACGGACCACGTCTACGAATGCCGGTCTGGACATCGTAGCGTTCCTCTTGCTCAACGGGCGGAACCAAGTCATACTTAAATCCTGCTGACATAATTAATTCTTGTTTTGTTCAACAATAGTTTTCGTCCCCTCATCAATCATCTTAGCGATAGATTCAGATTCTTTCTCAATCTTCGCTTCCGCTGATTCGGGAGGGGTTACGCCTTTGAAGCCGTCATTTGCGAACTCCTGCTTCAAATCCTTGAAGTATGCGTCCAAGTCCTCATCGTCCTTGATGGCGCATCGTTTGGCGTAGTTTTCGGGAATACCATACTCCTTTGCCTTTGCCAAAATCTGCTGGCTACGTGTTGCTTGAGCCTTTTCCGTTTCAAACTGTGTTAGCTTATCAGAAAGGTTCTTGTTGGAGTCAATTAAAGCTTGCGCCCATGCAGGCACATCGTCTTTATTCTCTTCCGTTTTGGTGGTTGTGGTAGTCTCGATTGGCTTACCGTCTTTAAGGTTATGCCTCTTCTCGTAGTTAGTCACTGCCGTTTTTGAAGCATCCCCGGCACGGAAATCACCATAGGAATTAAGCACGTCCGAAAAGCTGATACCCTCAATAATAGAGTTTACCTTTGTCTCGTCCGTTACACCCTCTGCCTTTTTAGTAGCGATTCGGGTTAAGATAGCAGTGTCCACCCCAGCGAATTTCTGTTGTAGCCCTGCTAAGATTTGTTCTAAGATTGTCATACCGTATGAATTTGATTTATAAATTTCTACGGTAAATTTCGCTATTTATAAAGAGGGTGAGAAATAATCAGATAGGTGATACACGACAATAAAACGATTGTCGTAAAATGGTATAAAAAAAGGCGTGAAACCGAATGAATCACGCCTAAAATATATCACGACAAAAACTTATACTTATACTCCCAACACTATATTTGCATCAATATTTAGCTTCCGGCTTATCTCACGAGCAACTTTCAAGGTTGGTTCACATTTACCAGATATATAATCACTTAATCGTGATGGGCTGACACCAACCAACTTTGCAAGTGATTTTTGATTAAGCCCCATTTCGTACATACGAAGTTTAAGAACATCCACAAGTGTTGGTTCTCCCAATGCAAAATGTTCTTCGGAATAATCAGCAACCAAATTAGAAAGAAGCTCCAATTCTATGCTATTTGGGTCATTCAAAGGAGTATCATCTTTCACTAATGGAAGAAGTTCCTCTACTCTTTTCACCGCCCATTCATATTGGGCTTGATTTTCTATCTTTGTCATAATCCTAAATATTAGCGCAATCTATTCTATCATATTCTTTATGAGTACCAATAAAGCGAATATACACAAACTGAATAGTGAATTTAATCACTACTACCAAACGATAGTTGTTGCCTTTGATATTGAAAACATAGTGTTGATTACCTACATTATCAACGCTATTAAACGTTTTCTTAATATCGGCAAAACAGGTCCACTTGCTTCTTTTCACAATGGTAGTCCATTCTTGCAAAGCGACCTTTGAATCGGGATGGTTCTCTGCATATTCTTTTAATGCTTGTTCGGTAAATATTCTCATTGGTTACTCAATTATCGTGTGACAAAAATACATATATAATTCTATAATTCAAAATTATATTCTAATATTTATAATTTAAAAGAGCAAAAAAAATAGCGGCAACTCTTTGAAGCCACCGCTAACTATTTTTCTTATACTAAAACTATAAGTCCCGTAATTTTTCTAACTAAGAGGCGTTTTTCTTTCCCTTATCTCCGATTTGCTCATTCTTTGCTGCTTGTTCCTCTTTGATTTCTGCAAGTTCCTCTTCTACATGTATTAATTTTTCCTATTATATATCTCTTTAATTTTCCCCTCTGCAAACTTATTTATATCAGAAGAAGTACATCCTGATTCGTTAAAAAAATCACTTAGGTCAAAATAAATCTCCTTATGGTTATTCCCTTTCGATATACATATTATATCAAAAGGTATTGATTTATTCCCGTCCAATGTTATATTTCTCAGCTTTTGCATGCCCCAACTATAATCAGGATAGTATTTATTTATCCATTCTCTTTCAGAATGTACTCCCAAAACATGTGTTATTGCATGGATTTTAACAATATCAAAATGTTGGCTTCGAAGCATTATTTCAAAAGTTATTGTCTCATCTTTATATTTAATTACAAATTCTTCTTTTTTGAAGGCTTCTTTTTTGAAGGCTTCCTTTATTAAGTCATAAATCTGTTTTATTCCATCTCTTAATGAAGGAATAAACCCTATTATTATAGCTGCTACAACAATGGTAGCTATAATCCAATTATCTAAAAAGAAATTGATAATAGTGTCGTATTTTGTAGTTGTCTCCATAATCATAACCTTTCAGCTAAATCCTTAACATCTTCCGCAGACTTTACCTCATGCACGGTATCTCCTATCTTCACGAAGCCTACTATATCTCCGGTGTTTGACTTTTCAAATAGTTCAGTTACTGGGACACCCAAAGCATCGGCGATTTTTTCCAATGTACCAATAGTGGGGTTGCCATTAATTGCTTTTGATAGCCCAACTCGTGACAAGCCTATTTTTTCAGCGAGTTCAGTTTGATTGATTCCTGCCTCTTTACATAGTTCTAAAATTCTAAATCTCATATATGTATATATTTAGTTTACTCCCATTATTTATGGCAAAGTTACTCAAAGTTTTCATATTAGCTAAATAAGACAACTAAAAGTATTCTTTTTATAGTTTATTAACTATCTATATTTTGCCAATTGAATACTCATAGTTTGCTTTGCAATATCAAAATGATAACTAAAAGTATAATTTAAAACATATAAGAGTATGAGCACAAAATTTAAAAGTCAGATGAAAGAGGTAATGAGTTTAGCATGGCAGTTTGTTCGCAAGAACGGTTATTCAATGAGTGAAGCGTTAAAATGCGCATGGGCTAATTTGAAGCTGAAAGCGGCTTTGAAAGTAAAGATAGTAGAGTTCTACTTCAAAAAGACAGACGGCACGTTACGTCAAGCCTTTGGTACTCTCAAAGAGAATCTTATCGGTGAAACGAAAGGTACTGGCAGAAAGCCGAATGATAATCTGCAAGTGTATTGGGACACAGAGAAAGAAGAATACAGATGTTTCAAGAAGTGTAACCTTATTAAAATCGCATGACAATGAAAAAGAAAAGTATGGCAACAGTTGAGATTGAATGCTCAAATACACATTCAATGCCAGTATTCAGCGACTTTTTAAGTGAAGTACAAAAGCGGTTTGATATTGAGAAAGAAGCTAAGAATGAATTATATTCTTTTATCATACAGATGGGGTTGTTAGACCAATTTAGAGAGTTTTCTCAGCATTATAGGGGCGTGAATCACCATGCTGCGTGTATTGATATGCTTGCAGTGTAGTTCTTAACACGATTATCCAAAGGCAGTCTTTGCACGACTTTAAAGGCTGCCTTTATTATTCACTCTTAAATGAAATAAGTATGGACGAAATTTGGAAAGACATTGAAGGGTACGAAGACGATTATCAAGTATCAAATTTAGGTAGGGTAAAATCCTTGCCAAAGAAATGCTGGAACGGTAAAGGATATTGGTTTAGAGATGGACGCATTTTAATACCCATAAAAAGCAAAAAGGGGTATTTGAATGTATGGTGCAGAAAGCGCATATTTAAAGTTCATCGCTTGGTCGCAAATGCTTTTATACCTAATCCGCAAAACCTACCACAAGTAAACCACATAGACGGTGATAAAACCAATAATTGCGTTACTAATCTTGAATGGGTTACTGATGGTGAAAACTTACTACACGCATATAGGGTTCTTGGTAGAAAGCAAAAGACTGGCAAAAACCACCATAATTCACGAGCTGTTCTACAATTAAAAGACGGCAAAATTATAAATTCATTTGATAGTTTGAATGAAGCGACACGCGCAACTGGTGCGCACCATTCGGGCATTTCAATGTGCTGTAATGGGAAAATAAAGAAGCACAAGGGCTATCAATGGAGATACAAAGAGGAGTGATTTCACTCCCCTTTCTTTATGCTTTGTTTCTGCATTTCAGCGTTTCTTTTTTCTTCTTGTTCTTCTTTTATCTCTGCGATTTCTTCTTCGATGCGGTCAATATTTCCAGCGAACATTACTCCATGTCGTTGCGACCATACACCACCCGATACAGCTTTTACAGCTACATTGACTTTATCTTCTAAATTGTCAAGGCGATACGGAACAACTTCTGTACTAATATCTATCGTTTCAGATGCTTTGTTAAATTCAGATGGATTTATAGAGCCTAAAGCAGAGACTATGAAGTTCACACGCCTTTGCAAGAACTCACCTATCACCTCGGCATGATTTTGAACTTGCAAATGTGTCGAAAGAAACACGTAATCGAAAGCCACTCCGGACAAGGCATTTCCAGCACCGCTCAACTTTTCAAAACTGATTTGTGGTGTATTCGTCATAGAATATGCTTTCTCAAAGAGGGTTTCTACCTCAAATTTTACGGTATCATTTGCCTGATTCCATGTCAGATATTGGGCATCCGCACCTTCACCTGTAAGTTTGACCATTCTATCCTTAACCTTACCCATGAAACCCTCTACATCTCCAATTAGCTTCAGCAGTGGGAAGAAATGGTAGTCTATACAATCAGCATAATTAGATAACAGTTTTTCCAGCCGGACACGGAAAGTCTTAATCTTCTTGCAATAAGGTTCAGGACGATAAGCATAGAGAACCGGTAGTTTTGGGAATCCATGAGCAAAAGGAGTTCTTTCTTCATATCCTTTAGACAAATCCCATTGATAAACCATTTTGTCCGTGATAGTCATAAAGCAGATGACCTCCGAATCATCCATGAGCTTCTTTTTATACTCACGTGAGAAAGCAATCATTTTACCTTCGTCGTTAAAGAACGGGTATAGCTTATCACCTCTGAATGGAGACCATAACACGCTTTTCAGTTTCTTGGTGGGCTTGACCTTGCCACCGAACGTAGTCTTAACTTTCTTCCAAAACTTTGCCCAAAACGAATCATCATCGGTAACATACCAATATTCTGCCGCTTCTTGTTCGGAGAGCCAGGCACGGACAATCTTCTTGTTTTGGTATTTGATTTTGTTGGATTTAAATACAGCCTTTACCGCATCCAGCAGCTTCTTTTCATCATCATCAGTCGGAATGCAATCCATAGACGGTTCTGTGCCGACCGTGAAAGCAGTTTGAATGTTCACTATATCTTGTTCCAATGGAATAGAAATACGGTTCACCGGTTCAGTCTTATACTTTGCTTCGATTTCATAAGTCTTACCAGTTTTTTCATCGAAAACTTTTTCGGATTCCTTATCAAGTACTTTTCTGTCCGGATACTTTTCTTTATCCACAATGATTTCGTGGCGTTCCGGATTCCAATCATCCCAAAGTTTGCAACGGTCGGGAAGTTCAGTCTTCCTACCTTTCTTCAGGTAGTTTATCTTCTGCCCGATGTCAGGCAATGCTAATATTTCTTCTAAATTCAATGGCATAGTTTATATTTTTAATGTGTGAATATTCCTGTTAAATCTTTCGGCTTCTGAATCTTGCCAAGAAGCTCACCCAATACATAGTAACGTACAGCATCTATTCCGTGATTGTCATGGTCTTCCGGTTCGTTGATATAGTTCCCGTCCTTATCCTTTGCCCAAACATACTTTCTGAACTCGCTTTGCAAGTTGTACGAGCGTTTGGTTATATAAATCTCCATATCTTTCATTTTGTCAATTCCGGCATTGATAGAGCCTGCACCTTTCTCTACGGCATATATCTTGATTCCTCCGTTGTGTATCTCTTGAATCAATCGAGGGTCAGCACTGTCAGCTATGACTTTCAATCCCCACGGGCGAAGAGTCTTGATGATGTCAGAAGAAAGCAATCCAGTACGGTAATCCACTTCATCCAAGTAAAGGGCGTTATCAACGATACCACAACGAATGGAAGCAGACGGGTCATGCGTATAACCGAAGTCTTGCCCGAAAGCAATTTTCTTTGCCCAAGCCGGGAACTCGTCAACAATTCCCCACTTCTTGAACACAGCACCTTCTGCAACGTCAGCCCACCGGCCGATAACCACATGAGCATACTTTTCAGGATTACTCACCTTCATATCTTCCACCTCTTTCAGGAACTCAGGAGAAAGGTTATCCAAGTTATCAAAATACGTAGTATGGATATGGAGCACATTCGGATGAGTGGAAATCTGAACCTGCACACCGTCAATTTCTACCAGCTTGTGAGTTTTCTCAATGTATTTCTTGTAGATGAAGTGATTGGAATCGCATGGGTTCATTATAATGATAATCCGGTTCTGAATACCCTTCTTGCGAATGGAGAGCATTATCTTGTCGAACTCATCTTCGCTTGTCCACTCTTCCGCTTCATCGCAGACAAAAGTCGTAATGCCTTGAATGGATTTCAGTTTTGCTGTCTGGTTTCCGGAAGAAGTCTTGATACCCCGGAACATGATACGGCTCTTAGTCATCTTATTGACTATGTCCGTCTTTGTGGTCTTGAAATATTTCGTGGTACCGTCCAAATCTATCTTCTCCATCATTTCGGGGATGATAGACATACCGGCAGAAACCATCGTGTAACGGGTGTAAAGAATCTGATGAACTATTTTCTCTACGGGAGTCATTTCAAAAGTCAACCGCTCAATAAAGGTAGAAGCATTGAAAGACTTTCCCGAACCACGCCCACCGGTAATAAGAATTATAAATTTTTCCTTATCCTCGTATAATGGATGGTAAATTTCTTGAGGTACTATCATTTCAGCTTGTCTTTAATCCAAGAATCAATGTTGATGCCATGCTCTATGTCTGTTGGAATATCAGCGTCTTCATCTTGTTTGCGCTCAATCTTTCTCCAATCTTCATCATGGTGGTACAGCCAAACGGACATTGCTTGCAAATTAGGAGCCAACTCGCTTTCGCTTACTTGTAATTCATCTTCGCCCGTCAAATTCCCTTCTGAATCACGGAGCTTTCTTACCACGGTGCTTTTGGTTTTTATGCCACCGAGAGCCATTGCAAGGAATTTAGCCCTTACAGTGGCATTGATTGTCGCGCGCCCACGCGCTAAGACTTCGGATATTTCGGTGTACTCACTTTTCTTTTCGCAGAATGTTTGAGGCAAAATCCCTATGGCATAAGCAATTTCCTTGTCAGTGAATCCCTTTTTGGCATACGATTCCACGAGAGAAAGAAATTCCTCGCTTGTATAATCAAACTTAGGCTTTCTTCCTCCTTTACCTTTTCTATTTTGAGATTCACTATTGCTCATAATTTTAACCGTTATTGTTACCCATATAGACACGGCGAGAAATTGGCTTGTTTCCATAGACATCAACTCCTCTTTTTGAGAAATAGCTATCTATTTTCTCAGCATATCTTCCCATTATGGATTTCGTTCTATCCCTTATGTTTCTTTGTCTTGCAGAACCTAACCCGTATTGTCTTCCAGCGTTGTACATTATTCGTCTGGACTGCTGATATAACTGGCTATATGTTTTCTTTCTAACTCAGCTTTCCTCCCAATAATTAATCTATTCTTTCTACTTGTTCATCAAAAACTTCTCCCTTTATAAACTTCATATCTGGTTCATACCCGAACCTTTCGCAGAAAGCGGCTTTAGCTTCATAGGTATCGAAGGACAACATCACATAGGCATCCATGTTCTCAGCTTGCTTCTGTGCGTTTTCTTTCACCTGATGCTTGACCTCTTTCATGTGGGCTACCTTTTCAGCACGTTCCAACTGTTTGGCGGCTTTATCGGCTTCTTTCTGTTCTGTTACAGGCGACATTATGCTTTCCAGTTCGTCAGCAATGGAGCTTTCTTCTTCGGTCTGCAAAAGGAAATCAACCCCAATCATATTCAAGTCGGCATCCGTCAATCCTGCATCTTTCCAGTCAATATCAGGAACAATACGGGCAAGAGCGTCAAAATCCCAAGAACCTTGTGCATTAGGGTTGTTCATTAGAATATTCAACTCCTTTTCCTGCTGTTCGTCCACGTCAATGACATCGACACGAATGCGATAGTCGTTATCGGGAAACTTTTGTAATTCGTCCATGACAGACAAACGCTGGTGCCCACTGACGACTGTAAGCCCTGTACGCTTATTCACAACTATTCCACCTACCAATCCGAATTTCTTGATACCACGCTTTAATGCTTTGCGTGATTCATCGGAAAGTTTTCTCGGATTGTAGTCTGCAAAACGAATGGCAGAACGGTTAAGTTCTACCGATTCACTCTTGATATATTTACTTAGTTCCATACATATTACTTTTGTTGATTATGATACTCCCAAAGTACTCTTTCAGCCATCGGGAAAGTTTTGTAAATTCTCTGTAAGTCCTGTGGATAGTTCTTCTCCATCCAAAGCATACAATCAAGATTGAAGCCTACTCCCGAACTGGCTTTCAATGAATACCGAACTGGTTCGGGTAAATTATGCTGCCTCATATAAGCAAGAATATCCTTTTGTGTCCAATCAGCTAAAGGATAAACCATACCGTTATTCTCGTAGCCGTTTACCTCATACCCTTTCAACATAAGTCTACGATTCATACCGTCAGCTTTTTTCATGCCCAAGAATGTATAATAAACTCCATGAGTAAGTTGCATAGCCTTTACCACATCTGCCAACTTCAACAGCTTTACTTTCGGATTTGGCACACAATACATACCGCCACGGAGAATATAAGTGAGATTCCAATGTGGTACTTGAACAAACTCTATTTTCGGATATTTGGCTTTAGTCCAGTTTATCCAACGGTTAATATGTTCCAAATTCTTGACGAAATACATGAACACGCAAACAATCCGGTCAAACTTCGGATAGACTAAATCAAGCAGAACAAGCGAATCTTTACCAAGTGATAAAAACAGTAAAGCCTCATTCGATTTTACCCGAATGAGGTCTATATATTGACTCGCTTGTTCTACTTTGTTCATAGCTAGCCACCACTTAAACCAAATGAAGTACGAAGATCACTGTAACGCTGTCTGCGTGATCCTAACTGTGTGGCACTTGCTGTACCTCTACGATTGGCAACCAATCTACCACCTGCCCCTGCACCATTCATATTTCTGCGAGGCCCGGCTACTCTGTTAATTCTTCTTGCGACTCTGCTTTCTAATTTTAAAAGTTAAACAAATCAATCTATATGTTTTTCTAATATCTTGCCCAAAGTATAATCCATTTGTGCAGCAAGATATTCTTCGCCTTGATGTTCGTAAACAATATCATTACCGTTTTCATCTGTGAGAATAACAGCTTCTGCTGCTTTCACTTCAACGATAATATAAGGACGTTTACCTGTATATGCACCTGTCAGAAGCTTGATTGCATCGTACTTGATAGGCTTCAATTCTACCTCACCTTCTTCAGGCAGTTCTGCATCAGCCGGATATTCTTTACCGCCACATAGGTAAGTGATATATTTCTTAGCGTTAGTTGGTCTGATTTCACGGTATTCGTGGGTTTTCTTGCCTGCCAAGATTTCATCGAAATACTTCTGTTTGATGCTTAATGTAAGAATGTTCATAATCGTGTCAAATTTAAATTAATACTCAATAGTTGCGGGGGGCTGAATCGAACAACCGACCTTCACCAAGTCAAAGTGAAAAGCTACCACTGCTACACCCCGCGATAGTACCCCAAAGGTACTACCACAACCAAAGATAACGAAATATCTTCAATCGTTATACACGACAATTGGCTTATTGTCGTGAACTAAGCCATTTATCCCGTCTTTCTCTACACGCCTCTAAGGTAGGTGCGCAACAAGCAAAGAGTTCACCACTTTCAGTACGGTAGTCGTACTGGTACATTCTCACTCTTTTACCTCTCAATTTGGTAGTGTAAGTGCAATAGTTCTCTTTACCGGGCTGGCATACGCTGCAACCTCTTTCGTCGTTAATTGAGTTCATAAGCTATATTTTACTGTATTGTCTTCAATCCAAACCTCAGATGCATTTCGTCTTTGCATCACACTATCATGGTAAACTTGATTTTCTTTGGATATTCTCGCAAATTCAGTTTTAACTTGGCTTAATTCACGCTCTAACCTTAATACTTTTTGAAAATCTGATTCACCACCATTATTCGCAAAAGGTGTCATTTCCATATTTCGCATTGCATCCAAATGGTCGATAAAATCACTTGCAACTTTCTCAATTATTTCTACTGGTGCAGAAATACCATATTCTTGAAATATATCTGCCATTGCTTCTATATCTTCGTTTCTCATAATCATTCAGTTCTATAAGTTTTACCACCAAATTTTTCATCACCATATACCAATATGTGATAACTGATATAAGGCTTGTTCTCTTTATTGTTATGCTCTTTGCACTTAATTCTCGCTTCGTCGATTGTATCGCATTTACACATGGTATATTCGGGATAACCATCGAAGAGGCACGCACCCATATTTTTGCCTTTTTTCTCTACGCTGCCTTTTCTAAATAATTTAGGATTATCAATCACAAACTGCATCAAATCCGTTTTTCTTACTTTCAGTTCTTTGGCAAGTTATGACAATAGGCAGTAGCGTTCATTGTTTGCCATTTTAAGAAGCTCAAATCTTCTCTTAATCTCTTGTATATCCATAATCATTCATTTTTAAGTAAATTCAACATCACTAAGATTAAGCACACCTTTATCAGTAAACTCATACCCAATGTATCTAACAGAATTACCGTTTATAATGTACCAATTCGTTAAATTATCGTCATCACTGTGTGCGAAAAGTAAATCATGTGTTACGCTGTTACCTCTCTTTAGACCTATGTAATAATTATTATTGTAGCAACTGATTTCGGTGATATGCTTAAATGTACTTGTATCTATACCGTCATAAACACCATATCTATTCTTGAAATTTTCATCCATTATTCTTTTGCTTTACTTGTTCAACCAAAAACTTTTTAAAATCATTCTTGTACTGGCTGTGAATGATTTTATACTGATGGGATAGATTAGGCAATTGTTTGTAACCTTTGCTATACAAGAATTTGGCTACTAATTCAACCTTTTCATGGTTACTGAAACCTCTGTCTTTGCACATGTTTGAGATACACACATTCGCCTTGCTGGTAGGCTTCTTTTCAACTGGTGGCATGTATTCGCGTCTGCCATAAGCAAGCGTTCTTGGATAGCCAACCGCTTCACCTAAATACTCACCTGTGATGCAATCAAATTCACCACTAATTAAACTATCTGCTATTTCACCCATAATAATCAATATTTAATGTTTCACATTCAATCTTTCTTCACTCGTATAAGCCACTACAAGCCCAGTTTCATCATGCTGTATGGTGATGTACTTTTCACCCCTCTCTATGGTGGTAAAGTCGTACATAGAACATAACTTACCCAATACTTTGCCCAGTTGCTTCATCAATGGGGATTCGGGACTGATAACTAAAACTAAATCCGCTTTCATAATCGTGCGTATTGTGGTAGCCCGAAGGCTACCGAATTAAACTTAGAATTTCTCTATTTTGAGGTTATCATTAATGATAAACATACGTCCACATTCTAAAACAACGTGAGTATCTGTGATTCTTTTCACTACTCTTACTACATCATCGTGCGATATGCGTGGCGTACCGTCTGAATGACGACCATTAGACAAATCACCTGATACTCTATATCTCAAACCTACTGTAACTTCATTTACGTTCATAATCTTCTATATTACCAGATTAAACTATTCAATTTCTATATCTATAATTTGCAGAATGTTATCTGTAATCATGCTATTAACACTAAGCTGGGCTGACTTTATGCCGTTGGCAACCATCCATCTTTTTGCTCGGTTGATAGCCGACTGCTTACTACTACCATCGGGTATCAATGCGCCTAAATCATTGTAATCGCTATCTAACAACTCAAAGTAATATCGCTTCATAATCTTCTACATTGCGCAGGGCGAAAGCCCTGCTGGTTAAACTTATGCTATATTCAGTCTATTATTTCTCATTGCATTCAGTTCTGCTGCCATCTTGTTAGCAGCTTCTTCTGTATCTTCTAAAGAAGCCATGCTCATATCATAGCCATCTATTACCATATAATAACCTCTTACCTTCTTTACGTAGAACTCATTTGCCTTATGCTGCTTCATGTAACTTGTTGCTTTCATTGCTTTATATCTTTTAATTGTTACTTATACTTCTTTATAACCTCTTGCATTCAACCATGCGATTGCGCCTTTGAGCGTCTTGAAACGCTTGCTGCTTTCTACCGCTGTGCAAGCTGAATAGTTCTTTTCGTCATGAATGAACAATGCACCTTCGTTCTCACCTTTCTTATAACTGATAATATTCATATCTTCTATCTTTTAATTGTTATTACTTCGTTTCTAATGATGCAAAGATAGTATCATTTATAATACAAAATACTATTTATGCGTTAATAAATCATAAAATAGAGTATTATTTATAATACATACTAATAAATAAGTATTTTTGCATCATGGAAGCAAAAGGAGTAATACATTTGGAAATAAAGGCGACTGGGCTACACAGATACTTCGGTTCGCCATCGGCTATGTATGATAACTATACAAGTCAAGAACTCGGAATTGCCCGACAGTCACTTCTGAACTACTGGCAAAAGACGGAGGAACCTTATGAAAATGCTGTTTGCATAATCAGGAAGGGAGAATTAGAACGTAAAAAAAAGACAAAAATAGAATAATGAAAGTTTATAAATATAGAGCCAACTTATTTAATGAGAAAGAGAAAAGGAGAAGAGATACCGAATCCTTACTAAAAAATGAATTTTATGCTGCAAAATTTAAAGAATTGAATGACCCATTTGAATGTTCTTTTGATTTACAGATGAAAGATTCTGATAAAACGACTTTCTATAATTCTATTAACCCACTTGATGTTGGCATATATTCTTTGGGGATGCTGCAACAAGAAGAATTATTTCCGTCTCATGAATTAATGTGGGCACATTATGCAAATTCACATAAAGGTTTTTGTATTGAGTATGATTTAGATAAGATGTTACAAAGTTCTTATCCCGACTTTGATATTAGAAACAAAATAACAGTAATTTATCAGCCAAATATGCCAACTATTGTAAAAGAAGACTTTAATGATATTTTTGGCATCCAAAAAAAAGTATTTGGTACAAAATCATTGGCATGGGAATATGAAAATGAGATTAGGTTAGTATTTCTTGAATCAGGAATAAAACACTATTCCCAAGAAATTGTTACAGGTATTTATTTTGGCTTAAATATTGGTTTAGAAGAACGGAATTTAATCATAAACAAACTAAAAAGAAAAAACATAAAATTCTACCAAATAAATAGAACAAACAACTCATATAAATTATCATGTAGCGAGTTAAATGAGAGTGATATATATAATTATCAAATTATTAGTCAATCAAGTAATATGATTGTTGACAATTACAATGTTTTGTATTTAGGGGTTAATAAAGATAAAATTACAATGCAGAATTTTGTGAACGAATTTCGCAGAGGAAAATATAAACCAACAAATATCACTATTTATGATGATTTACGAGTAGAGAAATGCATAAATAAATGGTCTTCACAAACGACAGAAGAAGAAAAGCAGATATTAGCAAAGCATTGGATTACATATGCACCATTCGATATTGCTCCAATTATTTGGATGTATCCCGAAAGCTAAAGCCGGAGCACTAAACTCCGGCTCATTAATTGATTAGCCCTTTGAATTTCAACCGATTTACGATTTCGGTGTAAAGATACTCTATATCTCCACTGAAATCCCCATAGTTCTGATACAGAAATACGACATCAGCACAATTGTCGGAAATTGTACTCTTGGACTGAATCCCCAATACTCTTGACATCTCCTCACGTAGCCCTGCTGTCATTTTCCCACCGGCAAGCGAACTTGGAGAAAACAGGTACAGGATAATGAAGATGAACTTCTTCCGCTGGGTAACACTATCAATACAAGGGGGAAGACTTCTGCTATTCAATAGCTCAACGAAGATTTTATAGATATCCCTAATAAGGCTTTTATCTCTCAAAATCGGTGAAGCTAAGGTATTTTCTTCTTCTGAAAGTTCTGATTTCTCAATTCTAATCTTTTTAAGGCGAATTATTTTGTTAAAATTCAGTTCCATAACACGATTATTTTAAAAGTAAATAGTATATTTGCATCATAATCGTGTAAGGAAGAGCTGATTCATGGTCGTGCGTGGGTTGGCTCTTTTTCATTCTTCCCCATTCGTGCTGACGAATGGTTTCTTTTCCAAATCATAGCAGGTGATATATACCCGTTTCCCATTAACATCACATAGAGCAAGGGCATATCCTTTCTCCAGTATTTTAACCGGCTGATTGTCGCAATAGACAGTACTTCCAACCGGAACTCTTATAAAATGACGTACTATCATTTGATTATCTTTAGCTTGTTATACCAGCGTGAAGAGAAAGGGAACCACCCGATTAGGAATGATTCCCCGAAAATGGTTACTTTATATAGTTTGCTCATATTTGTTCAGTTTTGCTCTAATTTATTCTAACGTACTTACCTGCAATATCACAAGTTTTTATTACCTCCGCATTATCCTCACCAAAAGCGATGAGAATACTACCACAGCCGGGAGAATCTCCACGAGTTCCGTCTGGACGGAAGAATCTGATTCGGTTACGCAAGAATTTCATTGCCGTTGCCTTCTCGAATATCACATCCTGAAACATCTTTGAATCGCAACGATTGAAAAGTAAAGCAATGCCGTTTCCATGTTCTGCCATCCGTTTAACGAAACATTCTATAAGAGGACGGGAATAAGGTGGGTTCAACCAAACGCGACCTTTCCATTCCTGTTTTAATCCATCGTCATTTTTGTTGTACATGACATTTGCCGTTTTATAGGGGGGGGCTACTGGGGCACATGGGTCTAAATCAAATTCACCCAATGCGTCTATAATTTCTTTCGGTGTGTACCATTCATCGGTACTATTAGCCGATTTTTCAAAGGTTGTATTCATTTCTGTTCCGTTATTAGTTAATTGGCAGTTTCATAAAGCACATCCATATCGTTTTACTTTGTCGGCCAGTGGTATGCCCAAACAAAGGCTTATAAGGTATAATGGATAAAACTTCATTGACTTTTATTTCACTCTCACTCCATTTGAATACCAATGTCCCGTTGGGCTTTAGGACACGCATACATTCATCAAAACCGCTTTTTATCATTTCTTGCCAATTATCCGGAAGCCTACCATATTTCTTTGCCATCCATGATGTTTTGCCAAGTGTTTTCAAATGTGGCGGGTCAAACACGACCATGTAGAAAGAGCTATCCTCAAATGGCAAGTTGGTAAAATCAGCCACTATATCAGGTCTTATTTCTATTATCCTAATCTTATCTCTGTCCTTGGCCGTAAGTGTTTCCGAACGTTTGTCAACAAATAAGGCAAGAGGATTATATTTGTCAAACCAAAACATTCTACTGCCACAACAGGCATCTAATATAAGTTTTCCATTTTCCATTAAGCTATTTCTTTTGATTTCTTCAATCTCAACTTTCTCAATACTTTGCAAAGTGCTTCAGTATTTTTTCTCGCTTGTGTAACCTCCACCGCATTCCCGATAAATTTCTTTTGGTCAGCTTGTGTGCCTATTAAAACATAATCTTCAGGGAATCCCATAATCTTTTTGAGTTCCGGAATGCGAAGCATCCGCATTTTAATATCCACTATGCCATACAGTGCCATGAACTCCTTTATCTTCACGGTCATAGGACTATCATTGTCGTAGATTTCAATCGCTACCTGACCGCTTTCTGTTGCTACCAGATAGGGCGGCATCTTATCCATGCGGGCTATTAATGTGAAGCAGGGGCTATCAACAGAGCCGCCAGCACTGTTGAACTGTGGATTCATCAGATAGTGCCATTTCCTGTTTGCGGTAATGGTCTGGGAGGGTTCCTCTATACTGCTACCTACATTTGAGAATGCAGTATTCATTATCCACGGCTGGCATGTTACCAAGTTTTGTTTCGGTGTTGTGGTAACAGCGGGGCATGGCGAGTTTATATCAGACACCTGACCACCTCCAGAATATTGATTCATAAAAAATGGAGATACAAGGGAAAGTCTGTCTTTAGTCAGAAGTGTAGGACAAGGCTGATTAATATCCTTTCCTGTATCCTTAAAGTTATAAGAACACATAAATCGGCTTTCAATTAAAGCCATCCTGTCCTTCGTTGTGACCGTTGGAGCTGGAAGGTCTACCGAATGATTATGTCCATTTCCATAATAAGCAGAGACAAAAACATGGTGGTCTTTGCAGGTGATTGCACCTGCCGGTTCTTCTACGGACACATTCTTGCTTTCGGGATGTCCGCTGAACTGTTTGGAGAGGAAACTTACCTGTACCTTTGCAAAGCGGTTTTCAGTAGTCAACACTCCGCATGGTTCATCAACTGATTTGCATGTGTCTTGAGGGCGAACCGTATTGTAACGGGAAAGGAAAGCATCCTTTCCTCCGGCTACAAACTTGATAAGTCCAGCATAGATACGTTCAAGCGTTTTCTCTGCAAGAGGCTTTTCCCTGAAGATGGTAGTTCCTTCATCAGAGAAATCAAGCACATCTTTTACCGGCTTCCACTTCTCCAGCCGCGAGAACATATCTTGCCTACCACCTTTACAGTGGGTCGGTTCTGGGAATACTATCGGCAAGTTCTTTTTAGCAAAGATGCCGAAGAAGCGTTTTCTTGTGGTGTAGGCACCGAAGTCGGCAGCATTTAAGATGCGGTGCTCAAAGTTGTAACCGTACTTCTTGACATTGCGCACCCACTTTTGATAAAGCCGGCCTTTGTCCATGCTGATAGGTTTCCCATTCTCATCCATATCTCCCCATGACATAAACTCTTCTACATTTTCAATCTGAATGTAGTCAGGGTCTATAACATCAATATAACGGAAGAGATGTTCTGCCAACGTTCGGCTGTCGGCATCTCTCGGCTGACCGCCTTTGGCTTTCGAGAAGTTGGTACACTCCAAAGAAGCATGAAGCATTATCATGGCATCAGGGTATAGCTGACGGATACGTTCTACAATAGTGCTTATCGGGGAAAGTTCCAGTGTACGGATATCCTCAATAAAGTGAAGTGCATCAGGGATATTGGCATCATGTGAAAGGATGGCATTCTTGTCATGGTTCACACAGCAAACAACCTTTCCACATCTATTTCCATCCAATCGTGCTTCTTCCACACCTTCGGACAAACCGCCGGCGCCACAAAAGAGATCAATAACAAATAGTTCTATATCGGACAGACCTTCAATGGATTTTAAGATATTTTTCTGCGATTTCATAATTTCTCCTTTTTAAACAGGTGGCTGAACGCATTATCCAAATCCAAGTCTAGATTCAGTTTGGACGGGAAAGATTTAATGTATTCGTACATCTTATAAGCGAGGTTGTCATCATCACCGCATCTGTCAATCAGTGTGAGCAACATGGCGTTCACCATGTCAGAATCATTGCCGAAGTTTTCCTGAGTGGATTCGCTGCAATGATTCACATCACTTTTCAATCTCTTTATCGCGGCTATGGCTGTGTTGAAGTTTCTTTTTGAATCGTGCCGCAATTCAAAGCCTTCCTTCTTGTATTGCTGCTGCATTTCTAGAAGGTTGGTTTCTAAAACGTCCGTGAGGACAAATACGATGTTGGTTATCGTATTCAGTTTGTCTGTTCCTTGCATAATCGTGTATTCTTATTTCTAATTCGAATGAATCCCCTTCGTTCTGTTTCTTCTAACAGTGGAAAGTCTTCATTCTTGATTTCACATTCTGTTTCGTAGTTCACGGAAGTATAACTTGGGATATTGAACTTTTTCCGGATTCTTACGATAACATCCGGATTTCTTGTTACCCAGTAAACGGTTATTCTCATGGTGATATCAGCATTTTTCTAGCTTCCTCATCTCCTGCATCAGCACGGTGCTTGATTTCAATGTACTCAGCATAAGAGATTCTGTTATCTCCACGCTCCTCTATCTCTTTTTCACGTTGGTTTCTGTATCGTTCACGCTCTTTCCGTTCAATATCTTTCCGACGTTCAGAAACGTAGTCCAGCATCGCACTTGTTATTTTCAATGGATCTATTGAACCGTAGAACCGCCCATACTTCCCTGACTTAAACCGTGCTATGAAAAAACAGATTTCAGCGGCATTTATATAATAATACTCCGAAAGGAATATCTCCGATAGTTCAGAAAGTTGCTCTTTCGCTATCTTGGTTGAAACTTCTGCAAAGTCATTCAATGAGCCAAATTGTATCTTTAGCCATTCTATCGGTGTTTCATCCCCATAAGTAGAAGACAATAGCCCTAAACTCGGAATGCTGTCATTCAACGCCAGTTCTGAATGGGTTGCATTACATCTGACAAGTTTGAACTGCAAATCAGGGTTGTAATCAAGAATGAATTGTGCAGGATCGGGATATTTATTCAATAACGCCCTCTGCTTCAAGTTCCTTTCTCTTTTTTGCGGCAGCTTCTCTAACGGTTGTAGCGACTGCAAGAACTGAATCACGTTTTCGCTGCTCGCTATCCCGTTGATTTTTACTAAGTCTTGTCCCATTATAGTTTCCTTCCAATATTTTAGTAAAGTTTGCTTGTTTGAAAATCCAATCAAAGTCGCATTTCCAATTGCGGTCATTAGCTCCAAGTAAGAACGGGGATTGAAGAATGAGATTGAAAACACTCCTCACTGACTCTTTCCCATATTGGGCTATCCGGGCTTTTACAGCCTTTTTTCTCACATCAGTCATTGATCTTATCTGCTGGAGTCTGTCTTTGAATGTGGTATTATAGTATTCCATCAATCCGCTGTAATCAATCTTTTCAGAGGGGGAGGGCGAAGAAAGCTTGGCTTTCTTTGATACTCCGTCAGGAGTATTTTCTTTCTTTTGATGTAGAGATATATCTATATACTCTCTTTCTTCTTTCTTTGTATTTGTGCCCTCTGTGTGCCCTGATTTTTGTAAAAGTTCGGATTGCGGTAGATTGCTGTTCATGGGCTGTGCCCCAAGTTGTGCCCTTAGTTGTGCCCATTCGTGTCTTAATTCATTGATTTCCTTTTCAATACCTGTGTCCTTACTTGTGCCCTTGGTTGTGCCCATTGGATTATATTCTTCATATTTACATAAGGTTATAAGGTTCATTCCTTGATTGCACTCAACAGTTATCATACCTTTCTTTCTAAGATGCACAAGAAAGGAACGCACCTTCTTTTCAGACCATTTCCAACGCTGTGACAGAAATCTTATGGATGCAGGATATTGACCTCTTGAATAAGAGATTTCTCGACCTCCGATACTCTCCTTTCGGGGCGTTGCCTCAAATCGTGCAGACTGAATTAAGTCTAACCACGCTTCGCAACTGCTAAAAGTACGGGCTTCATTCCACATTTCATTCGAGAAAAACCTGCGGCTTAGCCTCAAAAATCCTTCGTCCATAGTCTTAGAATCTCACGTTAGTTAATTGCCTTCCGTTAGAAAATACAGCCCACTTACCATTACCGCTATCAAACAATCGTAAATCCGACACCTCTCCGAAACGTTTGATGTTACCGCATAAATCCACAATCCATCCACATTCTTTAGAAGGATGCGGGCGGATGGCACGACCGACTATCTGATACCACATGGCAAGTGACATTGTAGGACGTGCCATAACGACCGTATCAAGTTCCGGATAGTCAAAGCCAGTCGTAAGTACACCCACATTAGCTACTACTGGAATTTCACCAGCTTTGAACGCCTCAAGAATATGTTCACGTTCTTTCTTAGGAGTATCACCTGAAACGATAGCGCAACCGGGTATTGACATCGTTAACCGTTCCGCTTCTTTCAAAAAACGGGTAAAGACCAAAATACCCTTCCGTTTTCCTCCGGCTTTGGGATTCATCAGCCTTTGGACGATATGAACGAGATAACCGTAGAAGCCTATCCGTTCATATTCTTTTTGAACTGACCTATCCGTATAGTCGGCACCAGTAGTATTTACTTTCAAGTTAAGTTCATTCCACCCTGAAGGATTCATTGAATAGTAATCCAACTTCGCCAAGTAGCCCATATCTAATAGGGTTGATACCTGTACATGATAAATGACCTCTGAAAAGACATGAGGTTTTGTCCGAGTGATAAATTTCAGCATGGAGCCGAAATCACGACTGGAGCTTAAACGGTATGGCGTTGCTGTCAGCCCAAGAACCTTACACTTCACTGCATCAAAAAAATCCTTGTACATTCCCTCTTTGGGGTTTACAAGATGACATTCATCCACAATGATGTTCTTGAAGTGGGTAAACAGTTCGGGATGATTCTTCACACTGCCGATGGTGGCAAATGTTATCCGGCTTATCTCCTTTGAGTTAAAGGATGCTGAATAGATACTGCAATCAAGAATACCGTATGAACAGAGTTTCTTGAAATTCTGTTCGAGTATTTCCTTCGAGGGCTGGAACACCAAGGTATGACCGTCAAGCCTTGCAGCTATATCCGCTATGATAAGCGACTTTCCGCTGCCCGTAGGTAACACCATAATAGCATTTGTTTTCTTCGCCTTGTTATTGAAGAAAGAAACGGCAGCATCAGAGGCTTTCTGTTGGTAATCTCGTAATACATAACTCATAGCCCTTTCTCCTTTCGTAACTTTTTATTAAGTGTTTTGTAATACTTGATTAGCTGTTCGTACTCAAAATCAGTCATTTTGGAAGTGCCGGCAGCTTTCACTTTCAGCAAGTCAAATTTCTGTTGACCGATTTTAGCAATTAGATTCACCCGATAGCCTTCCAAATGGTCGGCTTTGAACCTGTTGCAGTGCCGGCATTCGGCATGGCAATTATTCTCATCAAACCGTGTTGCCAAATGTGTACGACTGAAATAGTGCCCGCAGTCCGCTTGTGTAAACGGCTTTATCTGTCCACATGATATACATCGGAAGGAACCGTTTGGCATACAATCACGAAGCCGGATGAAAAGGGAAAACTCTTTGTCGAGCTTAGCTTTCAAATCCGGCTTCTTCTTTACTGTTATCCCTGCTTTATCAAACAGAGGTAAAGGCTTGTCTTTCTTCTTAGCCTTTCGTTTTATGTAGTACGGCATTTTCTATTTGTCCAATTGTTTCATCAAGTACCTTGTCTCTTGAACGACGGCTTGTTTGTCCCAGTCATATTCATTGTCTCCATAATGGAATGTGTCAAACCCGAATATCCACCAGTCATCACCTATTTCCGTATTATCGGTAATGAATTCCACATCATCCAATATGGGATTTCTTTTTCCGACATACTTGGAATTAATTTTCCTTTTGCTTCCGATAGATTCTTCACCGCTTATTGCCGGTTCTGAAAATGTGATACCTCCATGTACACTTATATCATCAATATCAAAATAAGACATTCCATGATATTTGTTCGCAGAGGGAACAGCCACATATCCGTTATGCGTTCCATGCTCTACCATAGTGGACTTAAACCATTCGTTTGATTTTATAAATGCTACTGCTTTATTTTCCATAGTTTTCTATTATTGGTTTACACAGTTCAACAACTTGTTTACAATCCTCCACATCAAACATTCCGATATGGCAAAGCTCACGTGGTATGCCCAGTTGATTGGATAGCCACAGGTAGGCTTTGTTTCTGTTTGAAGTGTTGGGGATATGTTTCTTCCAAATTTTATTGATAAGATTGGTCTTAGCTACCTGGTCGAAGTAGAAGTGGGCTTCTTTCTTGGCTTCCCTTAGTTCCGCGTTTGCCAAACGCCCTAACGCCTGGTCTGTACCCTTGTGTACTCCGACATAAGCCCTACAATCTCGGCAGAGGTAAATCATACCGTAGGAGCGTCCGTAGATTACAGAACTATCCACGTATTCAGTAGACCTACCGCAATAAGGGCAAATCTTACCAGTTAATAATTCATCCATAATTTTCCATTAAAAGCCCCGAAGCGTATTCTCCGGGGCACAACCATTATTTACTAACCCTTGCCATTTATGTGTGGCTCACATTTATGTGGAGAGCCCGGGCTCGAACCGGGACGAGTGGTGTTTTTGCGGTTATATGATTTTAAATCATTCTACCTAAGATGTCTCGCAGGTTGCCGGCTTGGTTATTAACGGTTATCCTGGAATTTTGCACCTCACATCTTGATTAACGTCTACCAATTCCGTCACTTCCCCCCTGCCATATCTTCACAGACCGAGCAGGCAGGTTAACAAAGTTATTCCATATAAGCCATTGAAAACTCTTTCGGAATAAAACGCCCGACCGGGATAGGTTTAGCAGATTCAATGGCTGTATGGATTTCCCTCTTTCTGAACTCATGTCCCTTTTCTTTGGCTTGTTTCTCACATTCTTCCTCTTTGTTTTTGAGATAGTGGGTAATAAGCATCATTGCTCTGTCAACGTTGAAGGTGTTCACGACAAAAGTCTGAACTCTCGTCTTCATTCTCCCCATCCGTGAATGTGATTTTCGTCTCAATCTGATAGAATTTCTTTTCATTGGGCTTGGAATCTCCCTCTTCTTCATCTTCTTCCGTTACAGAATCGTTTAAAAGGAATGTATCTTTTAATTCTTCGAGGGTGGCATCATCTACCTTGCGTTCTTTCAAATTGTCAGTAAGAATCACGCAAGAATCGAACTCCTTGACCATTGTCAATGGTGAATCCGAACATATAGTTTAGTTCGATGTAATCTTTCAAGATACTACAAGAATTTTCCAATCCGGTGGCATACAGCAGGAACTTATGTTTCTTGTCCCCTATTTGTGCCTGTGCAAGATAGGGATATAAGAATTTGTTCTCGTTCTCGAATGCCAAGCGGTTCTGGTTGCTGACTTCCACTTCCTTAATGCCGTCAGCTTCCATACTGAAACGAATTTTCGCCAAAGTGTCTTGGTCTATCAGCGTGCCACGGTCAAAAAGAATTTCATTCCGTTCGATGGTTACTGTTTCACCTGTATCTTCATCAATGAAAGATTCCTCCCATGTTTTGAGGACACGTTTTGCAAGGTACATGTTGAGCATCTTTTTCGGGTCAGATGTCACATACCTGATTTCTGTTTTTCTTGTTTCTATCATAACTAAATAAATTCTTGATTTCTTTGTATTTCCTGCTGGGCGTATATCAGCATTTGATGTTCATTCGCAGCCGGCAGATAGATACCTGCCACTGATGCACTCCAATTACGGAAACGGTCAATACTCAAAGTCATTTCACCTGTTGTCAGCTCGGCAGAACTGCGCAAATAGGTTACTTCATTGCCTTTCTTGTTGACCGTCTTACGTTCAAACAAATCACGGTTGCAAGTCCTCTTATAGAAGTCAATCTTGGCTTCGTCGAGACTGCAACCGTATTCACTACCGAAATACCCTAAAAGAAGATGCAAGTAGCTATTTTGGGCAAGCGTGCGGTTAGGTAGTTTCTTTTTCACTTCCACCACCGCACGTTCACTAAACAGCTTGTTTACATACTCCTTGAACTTGGGTATTTCATAATGATTTGATAAATTAAATATCATTTTTCTTTTTCCAAATATAGCCACCAGCCGTTTTCCTTTTGCCGAGCGTACAAGCATTGATACTTGATGCAGCAACTTGTGTTTCAAGAGAAGCCACTTTTGCACTTTCAAATTCAGCTATATAATTCATTTGTAATCCAAATTGCACAACTGGAATTGAATGAGTTATAGACATCTTTCTTTTAGAAAAACTTGAATGCTTTTTATTATACATTGGATGTTTTTCCCCTTTTCGGCTCATTGACATTCGTTTTTTAGTTTCTGCATTGATAACTTTACCTTTAGCAGATTTACTAAAACGGCTTTTAGTAATAGGATTATTATTGTTTTCCGTGCGAGTTACCCACCTTAAATTACAAACATTATTATCCGTTCTAATTCCATTAATGTGGTCTACCTCTGGTTTATTAAATGGATTGGGGATAAAAGTTTCTGCAACAATTCGATGTAACAGTCTTTTATCTTTTCTCAAAGTAACATAAACATATCCGTTCTTTACTCCAACATTTGGAGTAAGCACCTTATTAGGATTCCGAACTTTACCTGTATTAGAAACTTGATAATATCCATTATACCCTTTTACTGTTTTCCAAATCTCTTCCATATCATTCTTCAAGTCGAACAGCATACGCTAAAAAGGCAAATCGTCCTTTACATTGCCATTAGCATCAACCGGAGGCGGAAAGTTCTGCGGCTGTTGCTGATAGGTCGACTGCGGCGCTGGCTGTTGGACTGGTTGCTGTGCCAGTGTAGCTTGTGGGAATTGCGATACACCGCCACGCGCTTCTATTTTATAGCATCGAATGGATACCATACGTTTGAATTCTCCGTCTTGATTCGTCCAAGAACGCCCTTGTAAGACAAATGATACAGTAACAACATCACCCTGATTAAAGCGGTCAAGTTCTGTACACTTGTCACCCGAAAACTCTAAGGGAATAATGTTCTCATACTCGCTACGCTCTCCCGTATAGGGGTCGTAAGTGGTAGCATCTAAAATAAACTCCCGTTTTGTAAATGAGGAACCACCGTTTTTGGATGGTATTTGAACGGTTTGTCCGATTTCGATTATCCGTCCGGTTATTTGGTTTGCCATTAATTTTCTCCTCCCAAAATCTTTTTATCGGTTATAAGTTCTCTGTTTTCTTCCAAAAACCGGATAAATTCCTCACAATGATTAGTAAGAATAGGAATATCACGTTCAGGATTGAAAACGTATGTTTCTGTATAGGTATCTACCACATAACCGCCTTTGTTGAACTCCACAATGTTATACTCAAATGTCCGTACATCAGAACCGTTCTTCATTAAAGCGTATGGATATACTAAATGCTGGTGGTGATCTTTGAACTTTCCCACGGTATAACTACCGGTTGTTTTGATGTCGTGGACGCTGGCCGGCATCAGCTCGTCAATTACCCCATAAACCAAAACATTGCCGTATGCGGTTGGAATAATCGCTTCTACTCTTTGTTGGGTTAATGCTCCTTTGAAGTAACCGGAAAACTCTCGGCAAAGTGAGATTGGGAAAGTAAAAACACGATTATTATAGGTAGCTTTCAAACCTATAACCTCGTTGGTCTGAACCTCATCGTAATACAAAGGTTTACCTGTTTCGTCACAAGCTCCTTCGCGTATTACCTTATATATCTTTTCAACCTGCACAGTTTCAGATTTCCGATTTTCAACCATACAGTCAATAACCTCATTAAAGGCTGTTCCCTTGTCTGCCGCTTCGCTATCGAATGGCTTGCGGTTGATACGGTCTATCAGTTCTTGAAACTGCTTCTGCCGAAACTCGTCTTCCGTACATGGTGGATTCTCACTCCACCCATAATAACGCTCATATATGACATCGCTATTAAGGTAATTGAAGTAAGCATCAAGAATCGTAGGATAAATCCTATAAAATATTTTATTCATTGCTTAAATCTCCATTTATATCCTTTATACGTTTTCATTTTCCCTCTGCAACACTTTGATATAAGGGTTGAGAAAAAACCTAATTCCAATTGAACTGCCCAAGCTGATTCCCATTCTCGAACAATATTTCCACGCATATCGAATTGAATTATAGGCTTCCTATTATTCTTTCCATTCTCTCTTGCATGAACTATGTTATCTTTTATAGGAAGCCATTCAAGATTAGAAACCTTATTGTTAGTTTTGTCTAAATCCTTATGATTTACCGTTTCATAACCGTTTGGATTAGGAATAAACGCTTTGGCAACTTCTCTATGAATAGACACCGTTTTTCTTTTGTTTTTATGAGACAATACCAATCGTAAATATCCATTAGATGTAGGATGAGGAATTCTTAATGTATGGTGCAATGGATTTAATGCATGCTTTAGACGTCCATAATTACTTATGAAATATATCCCCTTAAAGTCCTCTATATCTTTCCATTCTTCACCCTCATAGTCTTCAATACTGTTTTGGGAATTTCTCATAATAGAAAGGCACTCTCTACAATATTCCCGTAAACCATCTGGCGAGTTCTTATCTTTATGAAATTCGCCAAATGGTTTTTCCTTACCACATCGGATACATTTCTTGCATTTAGGCTGCATCTGAGTAGATTTTAGTTTCCTTATTGAATATCAGTCCCAAAGCCTTTACCTTTGCAGCAAACAAACTTCTCGCCATCATCAAAGAACTACCAACGTGTTCAAACTCATTAATATGAGAGGCGAACTCATTAGCGGACTTGGCATCAGTTATAAATTCGATACTTTCTTTGATTTCCTCTATCACCTTATCATACTTTTCCTGTGCTTCTTTCTTGGCTGCAAGCATACCCAAATACGAATTGATTATCTTGGCAGTGATAAAGTCGTTCTTTGCGGTTGGATTACCATTCTTGTCAAGGATGGTAGGAACCTCCATTACTGAAGGAAGATTGCAAGTATTCTTACCGTCATTTCTTGAAGTTGGGTCAAAAGTGATGGTACGTCTTTGGACGCCTCTTTCGCTTTTCATTTCAAGATAACCGAGCAAATCCAGTTCGGTAACGATAGAGTTGTAGGATTTTTCACGCAAGGCAGGGATAAACACCGTATCATCACCTTCTTTTCTTGTGTCGCGATGGGCAACGAAAATGATGTGCTTGTTAAGCCCCGAAAGTGTTCGTGTCATCCATGAAAATTCGGCATTGATACCGCTCCAATCACGGATGGACGGCTGGCGGGTTCCACACTTGTGAGTAATGATGAAGTCCATCATCTTGCCGATGGTATCTACTACAATGGTCTGATAAGCGGACAAGTCCTCTTGAAGAACTTGCTGAACATCGCTCCATGAAGTGACCTGTACCGTGTCTATATTCTCCAAGTGCGCCATGTTCATGCGCTTCACGCCGTTATCGAAGTCCAACAGCAGCGGTTTCGGTGCGCTCAATGCTACCGTACTCTTTCCCATTCCGGCTTGACCGTAAATCATCATCTTCACGGTGGTCGGGATAACTAATTCATTACTTTTCTTAATCAGTGACATAATCGTAAATTTTATAGGGTTATTTGTTCAGATATTTACTCATTTTAAAAGCATTAATAGCGGATTGTATCTCGAACTTGGAATATATGATAGGAGAATTTCTGGATGAGCCTTTTCTTTTCTTATGCACCAATCCTTCTTTCTCTAACTTTTCCAAAAAGTTAGGTTCATACCCAAGTGTCTTTAACCATCTGAACGCTTCTCTTTGCTTGATTTCATCAGATACAGGAGACCGTTTCTTCTCACTGGCAGCTGCACCAAGCTCCGCCATGTCCATGCAGATATTTTTAAATTCAAATAATTCAAGTCTTACCTCCATACCGTCCAGTTCTTTCAATTCGTTCTACTCTTGTTTCTCTTCCTCTTCTCATCTCGCCCTGTTCGTGATAAAGCGATAGAGAAAATACACACAATAAGCAACATGCAACAGACGCACGAACAGTCGGTGAAAAATCCATTGTAAGTTTCACACCAGCTATTCGTTCGTAAAGCATGGTAGCAAGTTCTCTTCCATTTCTTACATGAAGAATTTCAAAAGCCTTCTGCAACTGGTTGTTTATCGTACTCACAGCCCTGCATTTCAAATCGGCTATCTCCTTCTTCTCATACCCTTGTGCATACATTCGTGCCGTAATCTCGCATTCAGGTGTAAGTTCGTTAAAAACTCTCTTCATAATCGTGTAAGACGGCTGATTAATAATTGCGGACAACCTCAATATATCCGGCTTCCCTGTTAGTGTCCACCGAATACAAAGTTTGCTTCTTGTCTATTATCCGGTCAATCCTTGCCAGCCTGTTAAGGTCAGCGGTACACCTGCGAAGCTGTCCAGCAAGCTTGTCGCTAAAGTCAAAACTGATTCTGTCATTCTTCTTTTTCAGCTTTTTCTTGATTTCTGTCCTTTCTTTCAGTTCTTTTGCCATAAAAATAAAATTTAATTAATGATTCGTGGATGGTAAGGGAATCGACCCCCTCTCAATCATGCCAATTGGTTGCGCAACACGAAGCTCTAACCGATAAGCTAACCATCCTTTTTTTAAAAAAAGGTGCACTATCCTCACGGACGGCACACCCAGTACAAACAAAAAAATAAAACACGAATATCTAATCTATTATCAGAACAATGCTTTTAACCGCGTTCTTGAAATGATCAAACTTCCGGTTCAAATCACTCCAAGATTTATACCATGTATTTTTCTCTTCAGCTAATTTCTCGTTAGCCTCTTCCAGTTCCTGCACACGCCTTACTAAATCTTCATGCGTCATGCCTCTTAATTCTTCCACTGTCATAATCGTATAAATTTAAAATGTCGTTAAAAAGGTAGGAGTCGAACCTACTTCTTGTAAGCTAAATGAATATATAAATTAGAATATAAGTTAATACCAACAATTAATCGCTTACACGCATTCCAACAATGCTACTTCATAAATTACCGCCCAGCTGGTTTACAAGGTGATTGTGCACTCATCCCCATGCGCCTTGTGCCGGATTATAGGACTACCTTTTAGCGGTCTGTTTTAAGTTCTCTATAAGTTATTCTCATGAGCGACACACACCCTACACATATAACACTCATTATAGTGATAGAGAATATTTTCATAGGACTGTAAGTAGTAATAGCCCCGTAAAGCATACCGGCAGCACATATACTAACCAATATAGATAAAACGAATTGGATTGTTTTCATAATCGTATAAATTTAAATAAGTACCTGTACCCTAATCGAATAACAGAACCTTATTTCAGTTCAGTACAGGCTATATTGTCGAAAACAGTACGGACGCCTAACCCGTATGCTCACTGCTCAAAGACGATTCTTTGCGGTGTTTTCTATTAATTGTTAAACATTGCACAGCTCACAAGCTCCAACTTGCTTATGTGCGTTTGTTATCTTTGGTTGGCAAAAACGGCTTATGAATTACACCGTAATTGCTTTTACAGAATTTCAAAGAACTAATCAATAGTACCCTACCCGATTCTCGCTATCGGTTGCCGTTCAATCCGTATGTAGGGCTGTCGTGCGTTGCATAATCGTGTATTATGCGTATCGGCTGATACCTTGTACCCGGCATAGAGCATCGTAGTCCATGCCATCATCTTCACAAGTTTCAAAACCTTTTAAGGCATCTTCCAAACTGTCTATCTCATCCGTTATCAACTGGATAGCTTCTTTTTTGCTATCAGCATTGAACATCAGGCAGACAGCCTCTTCATCATTGTTATGGGCAGCCTCTAAATCTTTATAAAGGCTATCCAACTGCTGGTTAATCGTGTAAGCATTCATATCCATATCTTTTTAATGCGTTTATACTATTGCTTAGTATTTCTCTTTTATCTATCTTTGTTGTATCAAACTTGTTTGATGATGCAAATATAATGCAATTGCATTTAATTGCAAATGACACTGCATTAAATATTCAATGCTTTTGCATTAATTAACTATTGAAATATGTCAGTACAAGAAAGAATTAGAAAAATAGCAGATGAGCTGTTTAATGGTAATATATCTGCGTTTTGTAGGGCTGTTGATGTTAAGCAACCTACAATGAATACTATCTTAGGTGAAAGACAAAGTAAACCATCTTATGATGTATTAAGCAGCATAGTAAATGCAGAAGCATTAAATATATCTGCTCAATGGCTTCTTACTGGTAAGGGTGAAATGTTCAAATCATCATCGCCAAAAGAAGAACTAACCCCCATCACCAACGAACGCCTGCTCTCTATCATTGAAAGTCAGCAAAGAACCATTGAGAACCTTTCAAAGAAATAAATTCACAAAACATATATCCTTGCAAGATGTTATACTATATATGAAAAAACACTAATTTTGAGGAAACATCTAAATACACATTAGTATGGAAAGTAGAACAATTCCGGCATCCGAATTGCCGCAAATATCCGGGCTTATAAAAGATGTAATAAATATGGGACTATGGTTCTTATACGACATCCATTGCAAATCCAACCCAGATGCAAAATACGCATTGGCGACCGATAAAAACGAATTTCTTTTAGATAAGGATGGGAATGTACTTTCACCAGTACCCAAAGATGAAGTGCTTGAATACTTAAGCAAGATTACATTCTCGGGAATCCCGACTGCACCAACTGTAAATATGCCGTTAATATGAAAATAAGCGAAGGTTCAAAATTTATCTTTATCGCTACCTCCAGCAAGCACCTCGAAGATAGGTTCTTGTACGATGTGAATTACGGTGTCACAATATTGAAAAATCAAGGTGTAGCAGACGAAGATATTACAGTTGTTACAGATGCAGCAAAAGAAACATTGATAGCAAAATGTACCAATATGTCAAACGTGTTCTTTTCCACGTCTTCAAGTTTTGAATCTGTAATTGAAAACGCAGATTGTGAAAACTTGTTTATCATTTCTTGTTGCCACGGCTCCATTAGCGGTATAGATTCTGCAACTCCAATCAAGCCCTTCTCCCTCAACCGAGCCTTGAAGAACAACAAGTATGCAAAAAATATTCTTGTATTCCTTGGTCAGTGTTATGCCGGCATCTTCAATTTTATGGATATTCGAGATGAAAACAAGAATATTGTATACATAGGTGCAACGGATATAGATGCAAGCCTGAGTTATATGTTGAATGGACTCAGATGGGTAGCAAACATATCGGTTATCGCTCTGTTCCAATGGCTTGAAAATCCGCAAGACATAGACGGAGACGGCGTATGTTCCATAACTGACCTATACAAATTCGTTTCTTTCTATACCAATAGCGTAACAAGAGGAATTGAAAAAATACAAACTTACCATCTGATTGACGCATCCGTAAGATTGAAGATGGAAGAAGCACACGCTTCATCAACAGGAAGCCCGTTTATTGCACAAATTACTAAGGATGCAGAAGAGGTAATAAGAAATTATATTGTTCCACATCAGAATACATGGATGTTAAATGCTATTGCTGCTAGTAGTATGCATTTAGAATAAATCATCACAAAACTGAACCATGCGGTAGTTTTTAGTAAACTACCGGCATGGCATCTTTCAGATATAATCTTCATCCATAATCTATATAGTTTAAAATTTACATCATCAATAAGTCAAAGAACGATATTCGGCAGGGCTTTCGCCTACCAGCGGTTATGCGATTGACATCAGATTAGCTTTTTTGAAGCATCTGAATTCTTGGCGTTCAGTATCATAGTAAGTCTGGACGGTATCATTCTTTTTTCTGTTGTCAGTACCAGTGATGGCAGGCATCAGCTTTTCATTTAGTGTACCGTATGCCTCACGAACGGAACCGTCCACTTTTTTGAAGTAGAACTTCACTATCTTCTTTTTCATCTCACCTTTCAACTTCAAGTTAGCCCAAGAGACCTTCATTGCTTCGCTCATGGTGTAGCCATTACGCTTAACGAACTGCCAAGCAAGGCTCATTACTTCGTGTAAAAATTCTCTTGTTCTCATAATCGTGTATTTTAATATGTTTATACTATTTGAAATCTGAATTAATCTTCGTTTCTTTGTATCAGTTTAATTTGATAATGCAAATATACTATCAATTTTGATATAGTATATCATTTTTGATTATTATTTGTGTTAATAATATCTAATTTGATTAATCTAAAATGATAACATTAAGACAAATAATTAGAAATCAAGGTGTTACAAATAAAGTAATAGCTGATGCGTTAGGCATAGAATCTACCAATATAGGTAGATATGATGATTTATCTAAAAGAAGACTATCAGAATTGATAATCATATCTAAAGCCTTGGATATGTCTCTAGGCGATCTTGTCCAACAGGCAATGGCTGATGAGATTGAACTAGGAGATGTTACGATTATCAATAAGCCTAAATATATAGAAAGGATAGATGAAGAAGGCATAATTAATCTATATGACATTGAGGCTGCCGCAAATTTGAAATCTCTTTTGGTGAACAAAGACCAAAACATACTAGGAAAGATAAGTATCCCCAACATACCGAAATGTGACGGTGCTGTATATGTCAAAGGAGATTCTATGTATCCTTTATTGAAATCGGGAGATATTATAGCCTATAAAGAAGTTCCCGTAGAAATCCAACACATTTTTTATGGGGAAATGTATTTGGTTTCAATAGATGTAGAAGGTGAAGAATATCTAACTGTAAAATACATAAATCAATCTGAAAAAGGAGGTGATTGGATTAAGTTGGTAAGTTACAATCAGCACCATCAACCCAAAGATTTTCCTTTGGCATCAGTTAAGGCACTAGCTTTAGTAAAACTAAGCATTAGGATGAATACGATGAAATAAACGCCATGAGTTTCAACCAATACACATGGGACCTATATAAACAGACCACAATCGGAATAGAGATGATAAAATACTTTTCTGATGCGGGAGGATATGTTTTATTCAAGGATTATTGTCCGTACGCTAATTTCATACCAGAAGATTTATATAACGATTGGTTGGAGAATATATATTGCTACGGTGTATCAGATTATGACCATCCCAGCTCATTGGAAGAAGCAAAAGATTTATACATTTCACTTATCACATTAGGCATAAGGGTAGAAGGGCAACAATGGCTTCCTGCTAACGACTTCAAGAATATGCTTGGGATTATCCAGCCGATGTCCTATGTCTTATCACAGTTCGCCCCAGAATATTTCTTCCCGTACCTGTTCCTTTGCCGAATATTCGAGCTGAATAAAATAGCGGATTTCTTTAACATAGACCTCCCCAATATTCCCAAAAGAACTGATTACAAAGGAAGGTGCATGTATTATTGGGAACTTTGCGAGGTGTTTTATTTGTTCAGAAAAGAAAATGGACTATCTCCAGCAGATCTATGGTCTTTCCTATACGACTTCGCACCCAATAATCTCCCAAGCGAGAAAATAGACATGCCCAAACCGTCACAAGTCTGGTTCATTGGCGGCAGGTTATACCAAGAAGATAAATCCTTAGAATCGAAATTCTGGCAGTCAAGCCCCGAAACAAAGAAAGGGGATATTCTTGTTCATTACGAAACGTCCCCAATCAGTGCAATCACTTGCATAGAGATATCGCTTACGGATGGCGTAATAGACCCTCTATTCCGATACTACGGGTGTATCTATATTGGGAATAGAATAAATATTCCTCACATTACTTTGAAAGAACTACAAACTGATGAATATTTTTTCAAACACCCACTTGTTAGAAAAAACTTTCAGGGAGTAAATGGTTGGTCGGTTAACAGTGAGAACTATTCAGAGTTACTTCGGATGATAAAAACAAAAGGATTTGATATAGAGGTTTTGCCAAAATTGTATGCCCCAACCTTGCCCAAAGACGTAATTATAGAGTACGAACATGATGTAGAACAGCAATTGCTGGAACCATTGCTTAACTCTATGGGATGGTATGAAAACAAAGACTTCATCCGGCAGTTACCAATCCAAGCAGGGAGAGGACATAGGATATTCCCAGATTATGCGTTACATTATGGCAATAAACCAAATGAGGAAAGGGCAAAAGTGTTGATTGAAGCCAAGCTGTGTATGAGGAATAACAAGGAAAGAGAAGAAGCATATTTGCAAGCGCGCTCATACGCCCGATTACTTAATTCTTCTGTGATTGTTTTATGTGATAAGGATTACCTGATTGTTTATGAGAAAAAAGACAGCTTCGACCGGGACAGATACAAGAAATACTGTTGGGGAGATTTTGAGAATCCAGATACTTTCAACGAATTAAAGAACAAACTAAATATATAAGATTATGAAGAAGATTCTATTTACCATAATAGGCTTGTCAGCACTATTCTGTATGAGTTCCTGCGATGAAGCTGTTTATAAAGGGAGGAAAGTGTATAAAGCATATTTCGATTATACCTTAAAAGACCCTGAATCTTTCAAGGTGTACAGCGAAAAATACACAAAGGATGGAGATTTCACAGTAAATTGGGAACTGGATTATGGGGCTAAAAACTCTCTCGGTGGAATGGTGAGGGAGAAGGCTACGTTTACAACTGTTGGTACTTCGATATTTATAGACGGAAGTAGTTACAGGCTTGATGAATTGAAATGATTTGAAAATTGTTTTAGCAATATTTTAGCAATAACAACTAAAGAACATGATTGGAATCCGGGAAGAGTTAAAAAACAACATAAGCTGGGGATTACGCCCGGCTTTAACATGAAAATCTCCTTTGTTTCAACATTGTTTCAACATCAAACGAAAACGAAAAATATAAATAGGTGACAAACAGCAGATTAAGAAGTAGAAAAAATTAGCCAGATGAGCTAATACCCCGAGAAATAATAACGATGCAAAGATACATAGAAAATCAATAATACAAAGCTTTTGGGAAAGTTTTTTTTCATGT